AGAAAATGTAGGTATACTTGGTATTACGGTAAAGACGAGAAAGGGTGCCAAGATGAAGATTGTCCGTTATTCGAGGCTAATCCAAATTACCGCTAACGGTGGCAATAAGAAACGAAAGGGATTGTAACTCAGTATTTATCCACCGATACAACACTTGCAAACAGCTAATATGCTTGAATTACAGATAATATCCTTTTGTTTTTTATTGCGTGTTATAAGCTGGGCGTTTTTACTTACTAAATTTTAATTGAAACACTAAAAATAAAAGCCTTGGGCGGGCGTTGTAAAACCCATAACGATATGAAAAAATATGATATTTCGCTACATTTCACAATTAAAAACCAAACGGTTGAAAGTATAGATAAAAAATTTAACGAATGGCTTGAAAGTGATAAATACAAAGGGCAATTTGATTTTTCAGAAAGAAGTTACAAAATGGATGGTGTTCAAATGGAATACGATGAACCTCGTTCAGTTTTGCATCATTGCTTTTTACCTAAAAAGACTTTGATTGCAAAAAATATTCCATTAACTGTTTGGGATTTTTTGGAAACCGTTTCTGAACATATTGTTTGCTGGTATGGCACAACATTAGACGGGGATGCTTTGGTTTGGGATAGACGCTTAATGCTCGAAAACATTAAAAAAACAAACGGCGTAGCAATATTTATTGGTAATATGATTGAAGGCGTAAAAGAGGAGTATGATATTGCTGTTGAACTTGGAATTGATTGTATTGTCATTCCTTAATTTGCGGGCGGGGCTTTTATTTTTCATCAAATTACTGATGAACCTAAATAGAAGCACTTCCCCGCCTTGCTTATAACGTTAAATGTTTGTGCAGTTGGGGATTTAAAACCACTGCATTATCGAAATAGTATAAACTTAACAAACAGTAATACAGATGAATACACCACAAAACCCCCAATTGCATAAACATAGTGTTATGCCCCGTTTTAAAATTCATTACGCTCCAAATGGCGAATGGGGAAACACACGTGTTAATTGCGGTAAATACTATACAACCGATGTTGCTCATACAGGCAATAAAGATAAGGTAACTTGCAAATATTGTTTACGCCTCTTAAATGGGGCATAACTCGTTTATATATGTACTTTATAGATTAAATGATTATGAATCAAAAGATTAAACTACTATCAGAAAAACAAGTAATTGAAAATCCTGAACTTTATTTTAAGTTTATGTGTTTTGATATACTTATAACTACTGACAATCAAGTATTTAATCTATCATTTAAAAAATTAAAAGAACAATTAATTGGAGGTTCATATTGTTTTTACTGTAATGGTAAATATAGAACAAAAAAGTATATTCGTAAACATTGTATAAATGTATTAGGTAGAATAGAAAAATAAACATTATGGTATTAAAAATAACAGAAGAACCAATAAGAAGGAAATGCAGTGATGAACTTATCGAAATATTAAAATCTGTCGGCATTAGCACTTCAGGGGAGCATGATGATTTGAAATCAATAATAATTAGTAATGGTTTTGGATTGCCAAGCGTTTATGATGATAATTATTTTGGATTCGTTCTTGAATGGAAATGGGTCCGGCTGTGTTTTAATTATTGTGATTGCATGGCTGAAGAAGTATTATTGCTAAAGAAACTTAATCTCATTAAGTAACACAAGCCCATGCGCTTGTTGTTCCTACTGTCAAGGCTCCAATACTTGCAGGAGCCGTTCCAGATGCGTATGTAGTGCTTGATATTCCACTTATTATAGGAGCCTGACCTGCAAGCTGCCCTCCTGTTCTTGCTGTACCTCCTTTTAATGTTGGCACAGTTGTAGCAACCATAGAAATAGCAACATAATAAAGTCCTGTCGTTGGCACTAAGTACGGTGTTCCCATCGCTAATGTTTTCAATGTATTTGCCGCCCATGCTGCCGTTAATTGGTCTGCTGAAGAAGCAAGTAAATTTCTACTTAAATCATACAATGCAAAAACGTAATGAGTTGGCGTTCCTGCTCCTGTAGTAGCCGAATGGAAGCTGATATTTGATACTAATGTTCCTGCTGAAAGATAAATTGCATGACAAAATATTTGACCGGTTGTTGCGATAGTTGTATTCACTTCAGGGCAAGCCCATCTTTGAATAGTTTCAGCAAAAGAGCCTGTTATTCCATAATTATCTTCTGCTGTTCCATAAGACATTCCAGAAGCAGTTAATAATTGTCCTGTGGAATTATAAAATTGCCATCCCATACCGTCATTATACACGGCTTGCCCACCAGGAAGTAAACTGTAATTTGGTGTTATTGCGTTTGCATCTGCCGTTCCACCTATAAACAATCTGAATGTTCTTACAACTGTGTCTGTATTAGTTATAAATATTGATTTAACAAATGTCGGACCATTCGCTGTTGCAGTATAAATTGTAGCCGGTGAGTTTGCAAGCTGTCGCTGGTCTAAAACCTTATATGTTTCAACTAATGTTGTTGCATGAAGTTCTAATCCTATTAAAGTGCAAGTTATTTTACTCCCTACACTTGCCCCGCCTGCTATTGTTCCGCTTGCTGCTACTATAATCATAACTTAATTTTTAAAAGTATCTTCCCCACGACACAGGAACACTGCCTGTTATAGTTAAGTCACCTGCTCCAAGTAAAGTGCTTCCGTTTATTGTTTTAATATTTGTTGCAGAAACAAGTGTATCTTGTTTTGATGCAGCTAATCCAGAATAATTAGAATTTACAGCATTGTCTCCGGTATTAATACCAGATGTGTTACTAATCACGACCTTCTCTGCATCGGTTACGTAATTATCGTCAGACCCAAGTTTGGCTGCATATAAAGTGTCAAAATAAGTCTTTAGAAATGCTTTTACGTTGACCCACGTAGTTCTTATCAGGCTAAATGAATTGGCTGAATCCTGACCTGTTACTTCATCCGCATCTACAATGGCTGTTTTTTCTGCCGTACCATGATTTATGGCTGCAATAGTAGCGGCAGTTGGAGCAGAAGGGATAGTTGGTTTGTTTTTAATGTAATCCTCCTGGGTATTGTCTGTTTGGTTCCAGTCTGACTGGACACCACTGCCAGAAGAACTCGAGGTACTGTTTCTCCATAGCGATTTAACCAAAGAATAAATCTCTGACATATTAAACGGCCTCTTTTCGCTTGCTGCTTTTCCGAGTACCTTGATAAGATTTTCTTCTTTGGTCTGCTTCATGTTATACTATCTCCCAACCAAAAACACAATCTGCTGCTACATTCAAGGGGAATATTAAATCCGCATTAGATGTGTACATAACTGTATTTAAAATCTGTGTGTTCATTTCTGTCCATGCTGCATTATTTATCGGTCTGACTAAAACATTTTTTATAGGCACACCACTTGTTCCTCCGTACCCGTTACAGTTTTGCCAAGGAATGTAAACGTGTCTTTGCCCTGCTGGTATTGTTGCTATTCCTGAAGTTGCAATTCTACTATTATTTATATTTTTTTTAATTTCCGTATCTGCTGCAAAGCTATAAACAATAGTAGTAGTCAATAAGTTACTCAAAGAGGTGTCTGCTTTATTTCCTTCAGCCCTACAAGCTAATGAATCCGATTCAATTCTTACTCCATTAAGATTTATGTTGCCTCCATTACTTGCCTGACATGATATTTTATTATTGACAATTTCTGCATACGAAGATGTTTTTAAGTCAATCGCAAAAGCTGTTATAGTAGGAGTTGAATTTCCTTCGATATTGATAATATTATCTCTAATAGTCATATTGGGTGTCTGAAATACATAAATAGCGGCATCGCTCGCTCTTTGTACTTCGAAGTTTATAATATTACCGCTAATTATATTATTGTAGCATACCGCTCCAGTGAAAGACCGTACCAATATTCCTCCCTGAAATTCGTTGCATCCTGTTTCTATGTAATTATTGGCAATAATATTCCCAAACATCAAAGTAGTGTATGCAGAACTTCCTAAATGTATTGCATTGCAAGATATTCCTCTTGTCAATTTTATATTGTTCCCGGTTATTACGTTGCCAGATATTTCACTTCCAGAGAAATTCTGAATTACCAAAGCTCCTGAACTATCTTCTCCGTCGCCAATGATGTTATTCCCGGTAACAACAGTGTTTTTACATTCACGCAACGACATTCCTACAACATTCGATACTGCCGGTGTTTCTTTCCCAAGATAAATCATGTTTCCGTTCAGAACTGCACCATTGTCGGTTTTTGCAGCAATACCAACACCGCAATAATAAATATTATTTCCTGAAATTACCTGACCTTCACCAGAACCACAATATATCCCATGATTAAAACATCTTGAAATAGCATTATTTGTAAGCATAATTCCTGTTTCGTCTGCTGCTGCTCCGTAATTGCCAACATAAACTCCCTGAACACATGAGTTTATCGTACATCCGGTCACAACAAAAGTGCCACCTGTTCCACCGGCATCCCAAGTAATCCCGAAATGTGCTGTTTCAACTTCTGTCCATGGACCACCATAGTTTCCATTAATAGTGCATCCTTCAACATAACATTTGGAAGTGCCTTTAAATCCAATTCCTACTTTCTGGACATTGTTTAATGTCATTTCTTTTATTTTTACATTGGCTCCGGTTACGTAGATATTGGCGTATAACCATTGAGTATTTGTAGCATCAAATACGGCAGTCATGTTTAACGAACCGCCTTCGATAATACAATTATCTGCCGAAACCTCAATTGCATTTGCCAAAGATACATTACTGCTCAATACTGCATTATTGCTCAATACGAGATGAGTTCCATTTACAGCCAATTCAATTAATGAGAATAAATATTCTCCATCAGGCACATAACATTTGCCTCCGATATTCAACATTTTTTGTAACGGAATAGTATCGTTAGCCACACCATCACCAACAGCACCGAACCACTGAGGAAAAGATTTATCAATCTTCCATGTTCCAATCAAATCACCACTTGCATCAAAAACAGCATCAATACCGGCTGATATTTTTGTATTATCACCAGTTATAGATATGTAATTAGTCAGTTTACCACCTATGAATTTTAACGTCACATTTTCCGGGATAACAACTGCCGCCCCGTCAAGGTCATATACTTTCCTGATTTCCCAGATTGAATTATCGTAATCGGCAGGTATGCTTGCAAAATCAAAATCATCTGCAAGTAGCTTATACCCTAATTGTGGAGTGTTTGACCGGTTGAAATTCTCGTCAATATTATCATTGAACTTTGTTTTCAGTTCATTAATATCCTCAGCACAAATTTGTCTGTCCCTGTCAACGAATGGATATAAATTCGTTTTATCATTGAATGTCAGTTTATTTATTCCCATGACTTTTATCTTAATGTGTTAAACTAAATACGATAATGTTTGAATTGCCGAAATAATAATTACGGTTATCCAAAACCACTTTTTTAAATTGTACTTTAAAGTTTTCATTGCCTTTGATTTTGTTGATTTAAACTCTGTGACAAATTATATATATCCTTGTACGTATCTAATTTATCAGAGTTCGAAATTCTGTTCCAATTTTTAATATTAGATACAATTGTCGATGCATCAAAGTTGTCCATTTTTGATGCCGAAGATAGTAAATTTAAAACTGCGGTTCCGATTTCATTTCTATCTCCTTTTGATACTCTGTTTAAATCAACCTTAGATAACTGCAATAAGTCTGCTGCAAAATTAGCTTTGCTACCTGCTTTAAATAGGCCAAGAAGATTTCCTGTTGCACCAGGAGCCGCAGCGAATCCAAGTTCTGCCGTTCCTGCATTAATTAAACTATTTATTCCTAAATCTCTTGTTGTATTTATAAGCGAATTTGTTTTTTCTGCATCCGATACGGCAGGATTTAATTGTATCTTTCTTAAATCCTGTCTGTCCTTAATTGTGTTTGGTAAAGTTTTAGCTATTGGGCTATTTGGCGCAACAGTTGCTGCAACATCTCCTGCTAATTTTAATGGGTTAGCAGTGTACCTTAATGGCAACTGTAATCCTTCTATTAATTGTTGTCCTATGGATGGGTCTGTCATAGACTTGGCATATTTTTGACTTACCTCTCTTTGTTTGCTTGTTCTGTTGTCTTGTTTTAAATATGAGTGATTCTCAAATTCGTTCTTATTGGATTGAGTAAATTTATCAGCATCATTCCCAATGATATTATTTGTATTAACATCTGTATTTGGAATGTTATCTTTTTTGCTTACCATAGATTGGTAGATATCTTCCAATGGGTCATATTTATTTATTACAGCCATTATCTTAATTGTTTTTCATCAACCAAATATGCTTCAATATCAAATCTATCAATACTGCTTTCAGGAAGCGATTTTCCACCCTGCAAGATAGTAATAAACTTATACTTTCCTTTCTGGCTTCCGATTGGAATATCTTGCCTTACATTGCTTGGAAAACTACCTGAACTTATATCGTCGATTGCAATTATTGGGATATTCTCCTTATTTTTATTTGCATCCTGTTTCCCCCAAAGTCCAAATACGAAATATCCGGTTCCGGTATTCTTGCGGAATAGTTCACATCTCGAAATTACCCTGTCAATTCGTTTGTAAGCATCCGGGTTTTGTAACTTTATTGGTCTTGTGAGTATATGCCATTCCACTTCTTTGGTAGAATCTTCACCGGAAAGAATAAGCAAATTATCTTCTCCTGATTTTTTCACCAAATATCGGCTGTAAATATCACCCTCATCAGTAGTTATTATACTGAATAATTCAATTCGTTCATTAAAGACAAGCGTATTAATCCCCCAGGTACCGTTTTTAACGTCATAGGTTAACGAATAGGTTTTATTTGGGTTACTACACCATATTACGCCCCTTCGTGAATCGTAGGCCAAAAGAGCATCTTTTAGATACTCTACAATATCGCTAATGGTGTACGGATTTCCTGTACCTCCGAAATATCTTGTTGTAATCAGGTTATAATTTGGGAAAACTGTTTCGTTGGATGGAAAGTTTCCATTCCCCTGGTCAGGGAAGAAATCTTCAGTAAGGCTTTTTGGTTCGCCACCATTAAAAGCCATTAGTCCTTTGTCGCTAATAAACAGTAGTTGGTCCCCGATTTGCAATGTTTCTTTTGAAATATATGGAGTGCTTGCTGTTTTCGTGAAGTACCCTAAAGTATTACCTGACTGGTCATAATTGAAAGTATAAACTCCATCGGAAGTCCCTGCAATCAAAGGCGCAACCGTCAATGTATCTGCCGGATTTACGCTGTTCGCACCAATAGCCATTATTTTACCTTCTCCAATTCGATATGAATTAATTGCTGGCCAAACAGAAAACTCTCCTGCCTCAGAGAACTGAACCCGGTTTAATGAGTTGTATTTTGCCTGAACGATAGGCTGGTTTGTTGCAGTAACTTCATCATATCCTGAATAAATAATAAAACAATTATAATCGGTCAATGCCTCAACATTAGCTCCATCTATGGCAAAAGAAAAAGAACTAAATCCTGCCGAAGAAATATTGAACGCACAAGCCATGTTGTGCAATTCGTTATTTTTTGTTTTAAATAGTCTTAACACACCGTCTGCAACAGTTGAACCGCCTACAAATGTAGCCCTTCCATCAGGATAACTCAATATTCCTCTTGGTCTTACTTGTGTGCCCCACCCACCATCATTAAATTTTAATGCCTTGTCAATTACATAAGCTATTCCACTTAAATTTCCATCCTCAGTTGAAATTCTGAACCCAACATCTGAAGCAACTGCTTCTGTTGCCAATGACCGTATATGTCCACCAGATAAAACTGTCGTTGGTTTATTTATTATAATTCTACCATTGTTTGATGTTATTTCTCCATAAACGTAATGATATGAAAAATTATCGACAGGCATTATCTCACCGGCAGCTATTGTAGAAATATCAATTTTTGAAGTAGTTACCGATGTGAATGTTATATCTATATCCATCTGTCCAACAGAAAGCAATATCTTTTCTGTACTTGCGGCAGGAGTTTGAATAGTTTTTATCAAATAAAATGGTTCTTGTGCTTTTATTTGTAATTGTCCTGTAATAGTTTCGCTCGTAAGAAGTGTTGCAGAATCGTACGACCCTGAATAATTTGTTGTTAATGAACTTTCGTAAAATGGAGTAGTTGCATAAAAATTAATAGCACTTATTTCCTGATTAAGCAATGATGAATCTATGTAACTCAAATCCATATTAATCAAGCAATGTATATTTTCAATAGTACTGCCTTTTACTATCGTAGCATCGTCTCTGTTAAGTCCAAATAATAAAAATGGGTAAATAGGTGAATGAAGCACAATCTCTCCACTTTTTAATACAATAGCGCACCTGATTAATATTACACCACATTGCGAAAATACATTAACAGTATTTTTAGGGGCAACCATTTCTATGTTTGATTGGAAAGGGTAGAAAGGTATAAGTGCTTTCCACGCATACATATTTTTGTATTCGTAAATACCTGTACTCTCAATAAATTGAATGCGATGATAATATTGTTCGGCTGTTTCGCTTCCATCACCCATGAAATAAATCAATCCGTTTAAGATTGTAAAACTCATTCCTGACGTTCTTGTTATCCATGCGGTAACCGGTGTAATTGAAGCATAAACGCCATCAGTAATAGTTCCGAACCAATACAGCACATCTTTATTTGGAGCATCATCTTTAAACCCTAATACATTTATCTGATTTTCGTCTGAGACTTTATGAAGAATAATACCAGAATACCCGGTTGTGTCGATTTCGCTTATCAGCCTTTCAGGAACAGGACGAAATGCACTGTCACGCCATTGCATATTTATGCTTTCCCGGAGAAATCCATCCGAAACATCATAATCATTATCCTTAATATTAATCCCTAAAGGTTTTGCACTATACATTTTGCTGCATTTGTTGTTGTGGCATAACTCCACCGTTTTGTATCATAAGTTGCTGCTGCTGTTCTGCTACTTTCTTCTCGTATTCTTCCAATTTCTGTTTTACCTGAACCATTAACGGGTCTGTCGATACTTCTACGAATACTTTATAAGGTAAAAGATTTGCCATTACCTGTTCAAGCAATTTTCTTTCTGATTCCATTCTGAAAGCCGGTGAATTTGTTCCCTTGCTTTGTTCGATCACAAACTCATATTCTTCAAGTTCTGCCGGGTCAAGTTCTACGCCTGTTATTCTCAAATAATCCTCTTTTGTGTACCCTTCAAGAATGAATTGCAATATTAATTCATCCCTTTTTGTTTGTAACGAGAAATATCTTTCAATAATATCACGAATATTTAACCCTGCGTTCTGACTTTCCAAAGCATAACCTGAAGCGGTTTTATTACCTGATTCTTTGCCCTGTGCTGCTGCATAATTACCAGATATTTCATCCATAAGCCCAGAATAAAGGCTTATAAGGTTTTGAATACCTGCGCTTACATTCGTTGCATTAGCATAAAACTGTTTCGGGATGATATCTTCCATTCCATCACGCACCTTGTAAATTACGGCTCCGTCTGCCCGTTTTAATTCCTGTAAATATTCTTTCGGTGTATGTGTATCTGGAATTGCCGTATCTGGAACAAGCCAAACTCCCTTGGAAGCATTTTCATTTACTGCATCGGCATTTTGAATCTGTTTATCAAGTCCTCTTTGGGCGTTAATAACTTCCTCTACAATTCCCCATTGTTCACCGTTTATGTCAGGTGGTGTAAATACGTAAGGTGTTAATCCATTTTTATAAGGACTTTCCCTAACATCGAGAACCATTCCCCAAGGTGTCATGTAGATTACAAAGAAACGACTGACAAATTCAGCATAATACCTGATTTTGTATTCTTTTTCGTCAACTTCTCCGCCTGAATTTTCTTCCCTTGTCTGATTTACTGCTTCAATTTCTTTCCTTACTTTCTCAGGGTCAATCCATTTATGAACTTTTCTCATTGGTTCATTGAAAGCCAATGGATCTTCAGTAATTGCTTCGTATGAACTTACCAAAGTCCACACTTCAATATACCTGTATGATGAATTTCCTACACCTTGAGTATAAAAACTGCGGTTTCGGCTTTCGCTTCCGTCATAAGACTGTGAACTGTATGAATATTTTGATGCAAGACTGCCGTTATGTGTTTCATAAGCCCTTTTAATCTGCATCCCTCTTTCATAATCACCATTGGCAAAATTCATGATAATATCATTTAAACTGACATCGTGAATTTCAAGTGAAGTATGAAAATTATCAAGGTCATAATCTGTTACTCCCGGATTTATAGTGAATTTATCAGTAGAAACAATCCTAAACCTTGCATCGGTTTTTTTCATGTTGTTTTTACTTCCCCAAAACACTTTAAACACAGGCCGACCGGATATGAACATTTCCTTAACGTTCATTGCATCCTTATCTTTGGCATTTTCTGTGTTTTTTATCCTGTCAACACAGGTAGTAAGAATTGCTGCTATTTCTGTTCCCCTGTCCTCTTTGCTGTCACACTTAACAATGTTTCCGGTGTCCATTTCCCTGAACTGCCCTGTTAAACTTCGAACTAATTTTGATGTTACATTATAAGTAAGTGGCTCAATGTTTCTTCTTTTTAAATATTCGTAATTGGTCATGTAACGTTTGGCATCCGGATCGTAAACCATTTCGTTAAAATGCCGACCTCTTACATACTCAATATTTCTTTGCCGCCTTGCCCTGAAATTATCTTCAGCCGAATATTGTAATTGAAGCTGTTCAATTAATCCTGTGGGTGTTGTTCCTAATTGGTTAAATACATACCATTCAAGATAAACCTGGTAATCTTGCTTTTTTACTTCAACCGGACCAAACCTGTTAACAGTCTGTCCCATTCGCTTATTTCGCCTGAGAGCTTCTTTAATGCCCTCTTTCGACTGAATCCATTCACTCATATTATCTCAATAAACTGGTGTCGTTCTTTGCCCAAAAAGCAACGTATTGCCTGTTTCTCTCATATGACCTGCTGTAATCAATGTATTTTTTATCATACCCGATTGTCCGGTACAATTCTTTTAAAACATAGTCTTCCAGAGCATCTTGCAGGTATTTTTTGACATTCTCAAAATTATTCGTATCAATCCTGTTGTCAAATAATGTAGCAGATGTATAATCAAGTTTATAATCTGCTGGTCTTGAATCCATATTTTGCCAACGGAAGATAATTTTCCCGGTATTCCATGAACTGTCAAACTCAAATCTCGGACTTGGTATAACCGATGGAACACCGACCTGAATAATTAAACTGTACTGAAAATTATCAGTAGCATCTTCAATTATGATTTCAACTCCTGTAATATCTGTTAATTCTGTTGAGTAATCTTCTCCAACCGATGTTGAGCCGATGTATCTTTGTGTTCCTGATCCAAGATTTGTATTTATGGTTGCCATTGCATTGCCTGAAAGTTTATTCAATGTTACTCCGTAAACTTTCAGGTTATTGACATTCTCCCATGAAAACGATTTATACAGGTAGTTTACAACAATATCCTCTTTTACAACAGGTATTTTAACATCTGTCGCTGTTGCAAGTGCTTTTGTCCATGTAATGCCGTCATATTCTATTGTTGAGATTATAACGTTATATTCAAAGTCTGCACTGGCATCTGTTACCCTTGCTTCGATGAATGAAGGGACGTTGGTATTTCTTAAATTCTGCAAATAGCAGTAATTTATAAAAGAAACACCTGTTCCTCCTAACCAACCGGATAAATCATAACTCAAATATGCTCCGTCATACCCGGAAACTGTCGGAAGTGTAACCGAACCAAGTTCAATGTAATTTGCATAAAATGTTACTGTCCCATTTCCTTTGGTGCAACATACTTTTATGCTTAAAACTGTGTTAACTCCTGGAGCTTTCGGATTTGTCCATGAAAAATTACCTGTTCTTCCAGTATATGTGTAATCAACATTTTTTACATCATAAACACCTTCAGGAATCCATCTTTGTAATGGTTGAAAAACAGGTAATATTTCCCTTGCACCTTCTTCAAGAAGCATTTTAGTAATCCTGTCACCTTCTCCATGTAATTCAGAGAATAATTTCTGTGCGTTTGTATGTTTATCAAAATATGGGTCTGCCTGAACTGCTAAAGAACTGATACGAGCAACCTTTTTGTAAACGTCACTCATTGCAATCTCTGTTTCAACGATTGGAACACCGTTTACGTAAATGTGTTCAAGTCCTGTATTTGATGTGAATAAATTGGCTCCCATAAATTAATCGTGTAATCGGTGCAAAATACCTTGTATGCTTCTCTGTAAATCTGCAAATTCAGATACAAACAGAGTAGCATATTTTTCATTTCCTTTTAAACTGAACCATTTCATTGTAACGTAAGTAAATAAAGCATTACGAACATCTTCTGTAAGTTCAGATTTTAAAGCATCTGCCTGTACTAATACAGGTTCACATTCATTGAACCGGTAAATAACATTGGTTCCATCGTAAGAAAAAGGAACACCGTTAACATCACCCTGCCTTGTTACGAAAGATTTAAGAACTTCCCTTGCTGCCTGTTCCATGATGTTTTGAAAGAAGTCTTTTTGGTCTGGACCAATTTCAATAGTAGAAACAAGGGAATTTCCTTTTTCGTCAACAAGCCCGAAACCAATATACGAAGTCCTCAACCACGTAGTATAGCTTATTGCCGTTACTGGTATGTTAACAGTGATATCCATAATCTTTTATACGAGTGTGTCCCAAACTAAAACAACAGTTCCGGTTACTGTAAGATTTCCGGTATTGTCTGCTGCCCATGAAGCGGCTGCATTCAAAAATACTGTTTTAACACCGGAAGCTCCATTGAGTGCTATTCCTGTCAACATTCCTGCTGTTGCACCTTTTGGTCCACTTGCACCTACCGCATGAGTAGATGTACTTCCTGCCGTATATCCTGTATGTATATCCTCAGACCCGGCTGCGCTTAAATCAAGAGTAGCATTTGCACTACCATCACCAGCAACACTTCCCAAACCAACATCGGGAGTTTTTGCTGTTCCTGCTGCTGTCAATGCTAAACTCAAATAGCTTGCAAGCAAAATGTGCGCACCGGCAGGGAATGTGTATAAAGCCTGTGGCGGAACAAGAACTTTTGCGGCTGCTGCACCTGCCAATGGGCCGATAACGTAATTGGTAAGTGTTAATTTTGTTACATGATGAACACCGTCACCACTTTCTTCTGCAACTACTGTTGAAACTGCGGCTTTTGTTCCTTTGTTTTTTGTGTTCAATAACTTTTCAGAAGAAGTCTGCGCACCTGTAAAAGTGGTAGCCCCTGAAAATGTGTTAGCACCAGAGAAAACATTGCTCCCCGATACTGTTTGATTTTTGTTCAACCTGAATAATTCCATGACATTTATTTTTTAATGTGAATACTAAGTTACTTATGTTGTTGAATTACATTTTCTGCTCCTTTTTCCCTGATTGCTGATTGTTCCAATCTGCCTTTTATTGTGTTTAATTCCATTGCCAAAGCCTTTGTTATATGGTCAAACAATTCATCAGGCCAAGGATTAGTAGAATCATTCGGCACATTGTCAAATGAAACATATTGAAATGTAGCAACTGTTTTTGCATCCCCTGATTCAACTGAAAAACATTCAATCCTGTTATCACTTCCGGTAGCTTTATTGTTGATTGCTACAACTGGGTTTTGTTTTCCACCTCTTAAAAATGGATTATGCTGTCTTGCATATTCCGGAGAATCAACTACGATATATTCAGTAACAGCCAAAGTCCAAACAGTCAACCTTATTGCCACTAACTCCCAAAAATCAGTTGGAGCAGTAAAGGAAACCTTCTGTTTTACATATCCTGATTGACTTTCCCCTGAACTTAAACTTTCTTCTGTCAATGTTCCAGATTTAGCAAGATATCTTTTAAGCAAATAAGGAAGTTCTTTCACAAGGTTTCTTGCAACAGTTGGAAGTATATCAAGTGCCATTTCTTTCAGAGACATTTCTGTTGTTGCTGCCTGAGAAAATGAAGGCAATTGCTCATCCATTAAAGTTAAAGCTCTTGTTACTATTTCTGTTGCTGTTTTACTCATTATATCAATTTTTTAAATACCGTTTTAATCGCTTCTCCCTTAAACTTGTATAGAATGAATCCTAGTACTGTTAAGACTAAAACTATCAAACCAATAACTTTCCATGATTGAGATTTTTTAACTGTCTTAATATCTTTTTCTGTAATTTCAGTTTTATCTTCTGCCTTTATTTCTGTTTTGGTTACTTTATTTTCAACTGCCTGATTAACCTCAGTATTCTCATTAACTTTAGTTTCTTTGTTTTTACCTGTTTTGATTACCTTTTGAGTAATTTTTACAGGGTGTTGTTTTCCTGTGCTGTCCGGTTTACTTAATTCGGTAACTGTTTCTTCAATAATCGAATTATCCGTTTCGGTTACATTTTCGGCAACTGCTTTCACTACTTTGGTATCTGCCTTAATTTCTTCAACTTTGACAACTTCTGTTTCTGTTGAAGTTTTTACTTCTGTTTCTGTTTTTACAACCTGTTTTGTGTTTTTACAACTCAAAATTGAAACAGCCAAAATCAATATTATTGCATATTTATTCATTTTTGGTCATATTCAATGTGAAAATGGTCAATTTCGTAAACTACATCATAATCCTTTCCAAGTTCTTTTTTAAACTCTGTTGTCAATAATTCAATCTGCTCTTTAGAATATATGAAACTTCTTATGTCGAATGCTTCACCGATATAATGTTTACTTCCGTCTTTGTGCTTACCATCTAAAACAGATGTGACAACAATTCCTTTCTCTGTCAGCTTCTTGCTTACTTCGTCACAAATGTGCATCGCTGCACGAATATGATTTGAAAAAGTTATAGTTACTTCAACTCCGTTTTTAATAACTGTAACAGAAGTATAAACACCGTCTTTAAGTTTCATTTTTTTCCTGTTTAATTTCTTGTTTTTTCTGAACAAACATAAAAGCCATTGCAGACCCGGCAACCTGTAAAAACAATGTTCCTGCTGCCGTTGTGACAATTAAAGTATCTGCATCATCTTTTGTAAGTCCATTTACAAGAATAAACCCTGTAAATAAAAGAGAAGCCATAACAACTATGAATGCAATCAACCTACTGCTGCTTTGGTTTCCTGATATACTTTGAAAGAATCCGTTTTTCATTTTACTTTCATTTCATATATCAACTTGTCAAGTTTCTCAATCATTAATTGATGTTCCTGACGATTCTCCATTCTGTCACGTTCTAATGTGTTTACTCTTGCTGTCAAGTCAGCCACTTGAACATTCATAGAAATCCATGCTGCAAGAATCAGACCCACGACCCCGACTAAACTTAATAATTGTGTAAATGTCATACCAATTCTTTTTTCACGTTCTGTCATTTTAAATTCAACTTTTTCGGGTTTATACTGATTTAATGACCCCTTTTTTTACCCTTTTCAAAAAACTATATATTGAGCGGCTTCCCGACCGCTGAATATTACTTGTAAATAAAATATGCACTAAACAATGAATTGTTCTGCGTACTTGTTCCATAACTTGCCGGTAATCCATCTGCCCAAGTATTCCCCGTAGTCCAAGCATACCCTGGTGTCCCGGTTGTGTAATATGTACTGGCTGTTTTTTCCTGAATCCATGCCAACCAAATAGTCTGTCCATTGGTTACTGACAAGGCATTTTGTAGATTTATTGTCTGCCATCCAACGATATCGCTTATTAAAACAATATTTGTTTCAGCCAACTTTGCGCCTGGTTTTCCGGCACTTCCAGTATTATCATAAACAGCTAATCTTATTCGATTTGATTTTGATGAGCCATTCATGTTTAAGTAAATTCGCATTGCGGTAATTTGCCCATTCTCAGTGAATGTATATGGGACGGCAGTTCTGGTAGTAAGAGAAGCTGTTGACCCTCCAACAGTCTGAATACCTAAATATTTGGGTGTATATGCAGCTAAATCATCATTCCACAATACTTTGGATGAATAAGCCGGAATAGTTACCGAAGTGTTGTAATAAGCCCCTTTTGCATCTCTCAACGTGTCGTTTAAAGCATAAACAACCGCCGTATTCGTAGGATTAGTATAAAACCTTATAGAATCATCATTCTGAATTTGGATAGAAGATACAGTGCTTGAGGCGTCTTGTGACGTGGCTGCTTTGTAAGCAGTAAAATCATTACCTGTTTTAGTGAAAGTGTTTATCATAGTGACAAACACTGGATTTATAGAAAACGGCTTTGCGTAGTAATTATTATTAATCGTTCCGTTGCTTGCGAAATCATTATTAAGTGACCTCAAAGAGATTGTTTCCTGATTTGGTTTTTTAGAAACAATTATATTGTTATTCATTGTCACATTTCTCACCGGCCTTGAATATCCTGTAAGTTCCTGCATTTTTACGCCTGTTGTGCAATCATAGATTGTGTTATTCGTAACCGTCACATGGTCACTCATGTGAATCATTATCCCAGCGCCAACTGTGTTTGCTGAAGTATTCCCATCTATGGTCACGTAAGAGCTGTTGTAGTCTATATAAATATTGTATGCCGCCCATGCTGCTGTATTAGTAGCCGTACCCAATAACTCATCAGATATAACACCATTCGTAGTGGTATTATTCAGAATTTTTACATTAGTAAATGTGGCCTGTCCACCGTAGTAGATAGCGCCCCCATCACTTTTATTCAGATTGTATTTATCCACGAAATTATATCTGCAAATTGCTGTATCACCGGCAAACACAATTCCCATATAACCCGAATTTTTGACTGAATTATATTCTATAATTGCATTTTTCGATGAATAAGTGTGTTTAGCGTAATTAATGTATGCCGCTATTCCAGCATACCAACTACTTTCGCCTTTGCCTGAACCAATAACAAGTGCTGTACTGTCGATTGTATTATGACCAAAATAAGTTCCATCACTATACCAATGCTGGTAAATAGCCATGTTTGCATTTCTCTTGAAAGTACAATACCTGACAGCCATATTTGGTGCAAGATGCCCGTACACCCCACGATTATTGAAATCAAAATTACAACCTAAGACAGATACGTTGGTAGTAAGTAATGAATATCCGGTGGCTATTGCTGCAACATTGGCTCCTGTAAAATCAATATTTTTTACAGTAACATAATCTCTTGAGTTTATGTCAATTATTTTGTCTTTGGTTGATACTTTTATCACATAATCTGTGGGATTTGCTGCTCCGAAATACATATAAAATTTACCTCCACCATAGTACCATTCCCCTAATTGGTCAAGTGTACGTAAATCATTCTGAATGAAATAACCATAACCGTCAGTTATGCTAAGATTGTCCGTGTTAGTGAAAGTCAATGTTGTTCCTGTGTGGTTAGAAATAGTTGAACGTAACCAATTCATGTGATTGCCTGTACGAATAACTATCTCCGCATTGTCCCAATCTGTTACTGCTGCGCTGCATTCACTGTCTGTAATCTGTGTTGTTCCTGAATGTGAATCAATGTGGTAATAGTCAGCATATAAGTTTGAGTAACGATTAGCATTTGGTGTACGCCCCATTGCACACTGTACTCCATTTTTGGTTACTATTTCAGGACTTGAATCTACACTTAAAACTTTCGAATAAATCCCACCTCCTTCATTTGTCCATCCTGTAATAGTAGTAAGTACCGTAAATGATGGATTACTGCCGTTTCCGTATGTACCAAACGAAATAGAATCCTGTGTTAATGTTATTGTCGTATTCCTGGTAGAACCTCTCTCAAACAAAATAGCTGCTTTGCCATGATTAGCTGCTGCTGTAATCAATGTTGCTATTGTATCATTCGGAGCAGTAGAAGGAACTCTAAACACTGTGTCTGCAACAATTATTCCAGCCTTTGAACGTATTTTTGTTGGTCTTGTGGCCTTAATAACATCTGCCGATGTCGTAAAATCAAGAACATAGTATTGTCCTGTTTGAACCGTGTCTATTACAACCTGAGATATTCCATTAAATGATAATATCAGGAATAATAGTATTATAATTGATTTCATTGTTTTCATTGTTTTCATATTTTAGTCTGTCAAAATATAACATCCATTACTACTTAATGTGTTTTGTGCATCTTCAGAAGCACTTGTTGGTAGTCCGTTACCGTACAGATAAATTACAGTATCAACTAATCCTAATGTGGCAAGATAATTAAGTCTCGCATCAATTGTTTCAGAAGAATAACCCATGTCGGTTAAATCAGTAGCAGACATTGGCAAATCTCCACCAAACGGATATTCTGCTGTGTTGATATATCCTATCAGTTCAACAATATCTGCCGTTCCATCAAAGTACACAAATGGAGGAAGCATTGATAATACATAAGAACCCTCTGATATAAACGGGTCTGCATTCGTTAGGTCAACCATATCTGAAAGGTTTTCGGGTCTTGTTTTGCTTCCGTAAATAGTTATATTTACAGTATTGCCTTTAAGTAATAGCCCACACTTTCTTTGTGTGTTTCCCCTGTAATTAAGAGGCTCAACCTTATATAATTTATTTGCTTCCATGTTATTAATCTACCATTAAACTTGCTGGAGAAACCATTAATCCACGAGATATTTTAATTCCATTCAATGACGATTGAAATAAATTCCCACGCTTTATACTAACTGTTCTTAAAATACTCATGATATATCTCCTATTAATTCTATTTCATAATTAACAAGTTCAATACTATCTGCCGTCCCCGTAAAACAGATGTATCGAGGTAATAATTCAAATGAATAGGCTCCTTCTGCTTTGATAGTATCTGCATTAAGCAGATTTATCATATCAGCCTTTGTTGCAGGAAGTGCTTGTCTGCCAAGAAATCCAATACTTACTGTATTTCCTTTTAACAGAAGTATTGCTGACGGGTCAGTATTGCCCCTGTAATCCTGGGTTTTTATTCTGTATAATTTATCTACTTCCATAGCTTTAAAAAAAGGTGGGAATTTCACCCACCTTTATATTTTGTTTTTTTATTCGTTCAATCTTGCTTTTATCCAGGCAGTATCGTTCTTTTTCATGTTTGGAACGTTTTTCTGGAATTTTTCAAAATACAAAGCATGAATATCTTCCGGTTTTCCATCTTCGGCAGGTTTTTTATCTTCCACTTTCGGAGGCTCAACCAGTTTACTCTGAATGTACTTTTCTGCATCAAATTCAGGATTGCTCATGCCATCAAGAAATGCCAAATCATTATAAACAATAGGAGGAACCGGTTCCCCGTAATCATCTTCGTACTTTTTACGTGCAGCAATCTTTTTTTCTTCCATTTCCTTTGCCACATCAACAATTTGATGAGGTATAGGAGCAGGAGCGGATAACTGAGTTTTCATACCGGTTAATGATTGGATATGTGTTGCGTATTCCAGTTCCAGGATTGCAGTTGGTTTTGTCCCGTCAAATTTCAATCCCTGACTGGCAAAAAGACTGGCTAATGTTGCCCTTTTAACATCTTCCGGAGTAAGTTTCAGAGATGCTTCTTTAAGTTTTCCTTCCGGGTCATCTTTCAAAACATAATCCTTTCCATAACCACTGTCTGATAATAAGGAATGATACAACATTTCGTTGTTTGTAGAGTACTGAGCAGCAATCATACGGGCGTTTGTGTTCCTTTCCTGATCATTAACAAGATGTTCTGTTGTAAACATACATAACCTGTCTGTTATTTTTCCATCAAGTCCCCTTACGAATACTCTTACTGCTCTCCGGTAGGTGCGTTTGTTTGTCAAAACGAAGATTTTCTGTTCCATTTTTAGATAAAATTATGTGAATATTAAAGAATGTTTATGAAAAAGGGCAGACAGAAACCCGTCTGCCCTTAATCTACCTACTTCGTGTAAATCTACGATTTAACAACAAACATGAAGTGGGTATCATTATTTCTGCAAACCAAACCGCAAGTTTCCATCATGTCAATGGATTTTGCATCTGATTCACGAAGTTTTAAAAGGTCGGTAGTAGTTTCTTTGAATGGCTGGAATACGAATTTGTCAATAAACTGCATATCCAGTAAGAAACCCCTGTCAATGTATTCTGTCTGGTCCATAAGTGGAGCATACATTACATTGATTGTTCCAAAGAAGCTGTAAAGAACAGTGAAAGACAATCCGTAAACAGTATCATAGTCTTTCTGAACAAACCGTGTTGCATCATTCATAACACCTTTATTCAAAGAACTGATAAGGTTACTTCCTGCAAACAAATATCTGGTATCACTACCATTGTTACCTACCCTCATTTGTCTGGTAAAGTCAACAATATTTGTTTCAGTAATGGTAGTATCGCCACCGCCTGTTCCGTATTCAATTTCCTGGTCAATAAAGTAAGTCAAGCCTCCGGTTGTCATAACTGTTTCAGTTCCACCACCGATTTTATTTGCAGTGAATTTAGAACGATTTCCGAACATAAATGCAAATTCCTGTCCGTAACGGAAATCCTGCAATGCAAGATTTGTTACCATTGAGAAAGAATAGTTTGTAAACAGGTTGGTAAGCATAAGCCAGTTTGAATAAACTACTGAAGTGATAAACTTCTGTGCATAGTTATAATCACTGGTCGGGCTTTGCATAACTGCTGTATTTTTAACACCTAATTCGGGGAATGCCGGGCCCATACGGGTTATTCTTGTCTGATCTGCAATTGCCGGAATATTTTCACCACCTGTTGCACCACCTGTTGAACGAACAGATAAGGTATTTGTGCCGGTAGTTACTTCCTCAACGAATAAAATTAAATCGTCACCGTTACCATAAGTTGCACCCTGCACTTTCAATAAGCTGTGATGTGTCCACATTGCGATATTTGCCACAACGAGAGAACCACGAACAGCAGAAGGAGCAGAGAATGTTGCATTTACTTTATCCTGGAAAGGAATAACAGCGATTTCACCCCAATTTAATTTGTAATTTTTAACTTCTTCGTCACCAAATTGTGCTGTATTTTTCATGTACGACTGGTTAACAGCATATTTAGTATTAAATCGTGATTCACCTTTGTCAGTTTTAATAAGGATATCATCACCACTACCACCGTTTGCCATCTGTGCTTTTGCCAATCCTCTTACACCGTCCAATACTTTCTGTGTTAAGAACGTACTAATCGGGAAGTTTGCCGGACTGACCAAAACAAGTATTTCTAGCCACGCCGGAGCCACCATTTCAGAAGCGTTTGCTTCCATTGTTGCTAATGTGCTTATGTCCTGAAAAATATCAGCAGCAGCAGCAGTACCCTGAGCAGGGTCAAGAGAGGCATTTACGCCAAAAGGAGAGAGATTTGCACTTACATTCTCAGGAGTTGTAGCCAAAACCGAGAAAAGTACAGCTAAAAAAAGTCTTACAAGTGTTTTCATAATATAACTTTGTGTTTTTAAATTTTACTAATTTTTAATTTACATTGGCTTTCGCTTCCGTTTACCGATTTCTGTAATATCGGTTGCAGGTTGCATGGCTACCATTCTTTCCATTGAATTACGAGGCTGTGATTTTTGAACAGGAGCAGGATTCATTGCTGCATCAATAGATGCTTTATCCGGGAGAACTTCTTTTTTTGGTTTTTCTGGTAATTGTTTTTTCAAACCTGCAATGTCGTTGTCGTAATTGTTCATTTTGTCAACTTCTGCATATTCTTTTTTGCTGATATACCCGTCACCAAAGATTTTCATAAGCATAACCACCTTACCCCAGAGTGCTGATTTTGCTTCATCACTCAGGCTGTTTTCGGTGCAATACGCTTCAAATTCTGCTTTGCTCTTATCGAACTTGGCAAATAGTTCTTCTTCGGCTTCACCCGCTTCTTTTTCCTTGTTGAGTTTGTCGGCAACTGATTGCTGAACATCACCATAATTTTCATTGTCGGCTACTGCTTCCAGTTCATCCATTGGGACATTACGGGCAACAGCAACAAGAAATGATGGTGTTTGTCCTTCTTCACTCTGAAATACCATATCATCAAGAACGGCCTTGAAAAGCGGATCTTCAAAATGATTTTTCAGGGTAGCCATTTTCTCAATAAGGAATTTTACAATGCCCAATAATTCGGGAGGAATACTTGTGATTTCTCCTTTGCCTCCGGTAACGGATTGAATTTCTTTCAGAATGTCGATAATATCTGAAATATCATTTTCATCCGTTGTAGCCGCTTGTTCACCTGATTCAGTCTTATCCATTTCCGGTGCTGGTGTGTCGGTGTCAATTGGAGTGGTGGTCTTAACTTCTTCGGGCATTTCAACCTGTTTATCGTTCTTTTCAGCCATGATAATTCGTATTTTGTTGTTTTTTAATCAATCAAACACAAAGTAATAACACAATTTTTTTGATAGTATCACATTTGTATTTAAGCATATCCCAATTTCGGACTACTATTGCCATATCAAATACATAGTGTTTGCAACTTGATTTTACATTTGTGTAATTAAATGTACGTACAATGAAAATAATCAGAATTATTTTTGCAGCAATCATCAATGCTTATATGCCAAGTGCAGACCCTAATCTATTCGGTTCAAAGAAACTTGATAAGGTAGCAGGAATGGCACGAAGCAGGGCAGATGAAACCACAAACGAAATCTCAAAACTCGAATCTGAAAACCCATTTGAAAGTGCAGGAGCAAAAGCAGCAATGGCAAAAGCAAGCAGGACTGCAAGGCAAATGTCAACCAGGATGCTTAATACAATGGGAGGAAATGCCAGTCCTGAAGCATTGGTAGCAGCACAGGGAAACATAAATGAAGGAATTGGAGCAGCAGCCGGTGAAATTGCAACAGGAGCTGAGGCAAACAAAAAACGTGAGATTATGCAACTCCGGGGACTGAAAGAACAGCAGTTGGGAGAATACGGACAGTACAAAAATGCAGCCGTTAATGCAAAAATGCAGGGATGGGGAACATTGTTTGATGGTATTGGTAAACTTACCGAAGGAGCAGGAGTTGTTAAAAAAGCATTTATGTAATAGTTATGGCAGAAGATAAAGTACATAATAAAAGAGTTTTGAGATTACAAAATAAAATGTTGGAATCTCAAAACAGTGAAGATTTTAATAAAGCAGCGGATAAATTTGATAAAGTATTTATCAGAAGGCATAATAAATACAATGATAATCAAATCACTAATATAACCCATAAAAAAACAGATTCAGAAGGGAATGTAATATTTAGCGAAAATGATAAAAAGACTATTTCTGCAATATCTGATCCTGTTTATATAAAAAAAGATACACAGGAAAATCCGCCAGCCACTTCTTCCAAAAATCTATCTCTTTCTAATTATAAAGAACCAGAATTAATGCCTATGCGTGAAAAGGTTGTTCTTTCACGTAAAGACAGAAAAGCAAAAGAATTACTCACCAGAGATTCAAAACGGTACGGAATTAACCTTGATATTGGAGATAATCCGGATTTTAACTACGGGAAAACAATAAATCCTGTTGTTCCAAAAGACAGACCCAATAATCTTACTGAATCAGCCAGAAATCTTCAATCAGATGATCCTGCAATAATCGGTAAGGCATTTTTGGATATAAAAGGCAAAGCACCACAACAGAAAGTTCCTGAACTTGATTCAAAACAGGAAATGGAAGATGCAAAAAGACAACGTAAAGCACGTTGGGCAGATGCTTTGACAGGTTTTGGACAGGTTATGCAGGGTAAAACCGTCAATACCGATGATTGGGAAACTTCAAAACTTCAACGTAAACGTGATGAACGATTTCAGGAATACAAAGACATTGTTTCCAATAACAAAAAAGTAAAAGACGTTTGGGATGCCAAAAACCGAGATGAACTGATTGATTTTCTCGATAAACAAAGCAAAGTAAGAGATTTAAACGAAAGAGAAGCAGCAAAACTGGCAGAAGCAAGATTTGTAAGAGATAGGGATTATGCTTTAAAACAGGCTGACTTAGCAGCAAAAATTAAAAGTGGTTATTACAATAAACGTACATCAACAGGAAAAGCCGAAGAAATGAAATTTAATCTTCCATTTGAAAGTGAAAATATCATTAATGAAATGAATAATATCACTGGTGGAGCTTCCGAAGCCAAAACTAAAAGAAATCAACAGAGATTGGCTGAAATGCTGTTTGATACTGAAACCGGAAAACCAAAAGCAGGTTCAGAAGAAACATACAATACTCTTATTGAACTTTCTGACAAATCTGCCAAACTTCGTACTCAAATTGAGAAAAAAGAAAAAGCAGTAAAAACAGCTATTTCAAATGATGATGCTGTTAATGCTCCAAAATATCAGGCAGAACTTGACGAACTTAATTCTCAGCTTGAAGAATATCAGAATAACATCAAATCTATTCTTAACGGTAAAGCCCCGGCAGCATCCACCGAAAAACAAAAAGTTAACAAAGATGGTTTTAAGGCATATTACGGCAAAGATTACAAACCGGATGCAGAAAACAAACAACAATCAACACCGGCCCCCGAAACTCAGAAAAAGTTAGACGATTTTTTTAATTAATACGTTCACAAGTCCTTATTTTAAGGCATAATACATAACATGATGGAAGAATTAACCGGAATCAAAGGCTTTCTCAAGAAAGCAGTCGAAAAGGAAGGTAAAACTTATGACGACAACAAGGCTAATGAGTTATTGAAAGCGTACAATAACGATTACGACAAACTTATAGGTGATATCGCTGTCCGTTCTGGATTTACACCTGAAGAAGTCGAACCATTCAAAAAACGTGCTTACGAACAATTCAAAATACAACCGTTCCAACCGGAACAATCACAACAATCAGTTGATTACGGTCCATTTGACCCGGCAACCGTAGCCAAATCACCACAGGCAAAACAAAACTTTGAAAGGTGGCAGATTGACCAGTCTGCAAATAATATTCCTGCAATTACTCCCGGAATGCCTATTGAACAGGCAAAAAAGGTTGCTGAAGCCAATAAGGAATTGACTACACAGCCGGAACCAGCCGAAAAAGGAAGTATGTCCGGCTTTGGCAAAGAATTAGGACAAAGAGTACAGCGTTCAGGATGGAACTTAAATGAAATGCTTGCAAATACACCTGACTTTATTAACAGGGTAGCAGTAGAAGCAATAAATCTTCCAATAAAAGGTGTTGGAAAACTTGCAGAAGTATCAGGATTGATTGATACTGCCGATAACTGGAAATTGGTTGCAACCGATTTAAAACCTGATAATGTAAATCAATATATTCAACAACAAAAAGGCATTTTAACATCAGAAATTGCCAAAATCAATCCGAAAGCTAATATCGGGATTGTAGAATCCGCACAAAAAGGAGATTGGGCAACATTTACGAGGAATTTAGCCGGTGGAGTAGCAGATAGCTTTGCTCCGTCATTGGCAATGATGATTTCAGGCGGTACAATGGGTGTTGGTGGAATGATTGGAAGCAGTACAGCAGTATTTGGAGCCGGGAAATATGCCGAAATGAATGAACAGGCTCCTAATATGTCCGAACAGGCTAAAGTATTTGCAGCAGCCACAAACGGAGCATTGGAAGGTATATTCGAAACTTATCTTGGTTCAGGTGCCGTTGGTTCAGCTATCAGAAATGTTGTTGCAACACAGGGAAGAAAAGCAGCAACAGATATTGTCAACAAAGGAATAAGACAAGGGTTTATTGATTTATTGATTAAACACCCGGCTTTAGCACCTTTGGGCGAAGGATTTGAGGAAATGGGTACTCAGATTGCACAAAACTATGTTGATAAGATTTCAGGATATAAACCAGATATCAACATTATGGATGGTGTTGTTGATGCTGGACTTATCGGCACTTTATCCGGTGGATTACATACTGGAGTATTATATGGCGCACAGGCTATTTCAGGAAAAGAAAAAGTAAATCCTGAACAATCAATATTAACTGTTGACCATGCACAGACAGTTGAAGCAAAGAAAGTCAAACGAAATGAACAAATTGACAATAAAATTTCCGGCATTCAGGACAACGAAGGGAATGTTACCACTGTTGAAATTGATGGTCAAAAATGGTTTGTTAAAAACTCGGAAGATTTAGGCAAACCAGGTGCAACAATATTTGTCAGGGATGAACAAGGAAACGTTAAACCTGTCAATTCAAAGAAAATTACTACTTGGAACAGACAAACTCCGGAAGAAGTTAAAACCGATATTCAGAATGAAGATGCTTTTAAAGAATCAGAAAGATTAAAACACGAAGCTGTAATCCAGAAAGCAGCCGAAAACGGTATTGTCGTTGGTGCAGAAATTGAAAACGAATTTGGAACAGGAACAGTTACCGATATCAGCAAGGAAGGTGTAATAACCGCACAGGATGAAAACGGACAAATTTCCACATCTACCATTGAAGAAACTTTCCCTGTTGAAGAAACACCCGAACCGGAACCTGGAGCAGTAAATATTGACGAACTTACATCTGAAGATGCTTTCCTTGAATTAAGCAAAACAGACCCGAAATCAGCAGCACTTATTTTGCAGGATGATATTGCCGAAGCGAGAACAATGGCTGAAGAACTTCGCAAAATGCCTGGTAAACGAAGTGAAAAACTTGCAAGGTTCAAACAGGCTGATTTATTGGAAGCCGAAGCAGCTAATTTGGAGAACAAATATTTACAAAATGTTGAAAAGTCGACAGAAAGTGCAAAGAATATTTCAAAACCTGAAAAAAAGTTAACCGAAATAAAGAGTGAAAAACCTGTTACTGAACCAACTAAGAAATTAGTTAAATCTGAAAGTTCCCAAAAAGTTGAACAGGGTGTTGATGGTGGTGAACAAAAACGGGAACTTGACGAACAAATCAACGCCCAGAATCCCAATTTAAACCCAACCGAGAGACAAAAAGAAACCGGCATTTACGACAAAGCCAGAGTAAATGTTCAGGGATATAACGTAACGATTGAAACACCAAAAGGTGCAGAACGAAGCGGAACTGACGATAACGGTAAAAAATGGTCTGTTACCATGAACAACCATTACGGAGAATTGGATGGAACAGTAGGATATGACGGTGACCCGATTGATGTTTTTATCGGTGAAAATCCAAATGGAAATATATTTGTTATTGACCAGAACAGACCTGGAACAAGTAATTTTGACGAAAGCAAAGTAATGCTTGGGTTTGATACAGCAGAACAGGCAAAACAGGCATATTTAAGCAATTTTGAAGAAGGTTGGACAGGATTCAGAAGTATTGCACCAGCAGGAGACAATTTTAAACAATGGCTTTATGATGGTGCAAAACAGCGCAAACCTTTTGGAGATTATAAGAATACACCGGAGCCGGTTAAATCCGAAGAACCCTACCAACAGCCACCATTAAAAGAAGAACCAAAAGAACCGGCTAAAGACCAACCAAAAGAAGTTGATACAATCGGATTCCTTAATGCTCTTAAAAAAGATGGTAAAGCAAAATTAAGCGATTACGTAAAACCTGAAACACCGGCATACGGAGCCACCAATACTATTTTTACCGAAGATGCAGCAGCAGCAGCCAGAGAACGGTTAAGATTAAAAAGAAACAATCTTAATGTTGGTCTTGACTTCTCAGCAATGAGTGATGTTGCTATTATTGCAGGTTATCATATTGAATCCGGAGCCAGAAAGTTTGCAGACTTCGTAAAAAGAATGACTGAGGATATTGGCGAAGAATTTAAACCATATTTTAAAGGTGCTTATGAAAATATCAGGCGGTGGCCCGGAATGGAACAAGCCGCTAAAGAAATGGATAGCACAGAATTTGTTGATAAAGCAAATATTGATGAAATTTTAAATGAAAATACAAATGGAACAGAAGAACAACCAAGAAGTGCAGAAGTTATTGAGCCAGAAATCAAGGCTATCGAAACTGAGGCAACAAATGTTAAAAGTCGTAAACAAGCCGGAAAAATCCTTGAAAGAATAGATGATTTACTTTCGGAAGTAGAAGCTAACCTGAAATTAAAACTAACACCGTATTCAACCGAGGGTATCGATCACGAATCGCCAAATATTGAAGTAGCCAAACGGATTAAAAAAGATGTTGACAAATACGCCAAAGCACTTGCAAAATCTTTAGGTTGGGACCATGATACTGATAAAAAAGGTAAAATTGAGTATTCTCATGCCAATATACCACCAGCAGGGGGAGAAGCTACATTCATTCTTTGGAAACCTGGTACTGATATCGGTATTTATGTGAGTATTCCATATCGACCAGAATACGACAGAGGTTATGATGATTATAAACTTAGGGGATTGTTTAATAATGACAATAATCCTATTCTTTGGCGATTCAATGACAGAAAAAACAAGTATTCAGGTGGCTCAAACCGATATACAAGTGCTGACATTTCTGTTAAAGACTTTAGCGAATTGATATTGAGAAATGTACCCGAAACGAAACAAAATGAAATTATTAACGTAGAACAAATAAAAAAACAAGACGATGGAAAGCAAGGATTACTACAAAGCAATAATAAAAGACCACTTACAGGACAATCATCCACATCTACTGAGGGAACTGGAGAAAGAAAAGGAACTGGAGGAAGTACTGGATTACCGGGCAGCAAGGTTTCTGGAACAAATGAGCCGGAGCAGCAATCCACAGGACGACAAGGAGATATTCTACCAGGAAATGCTGACATTTTAGAACCTGCCCTTGTTGAGTTTAATGCCGATGAAAATGACATTAATTCTTTTAACCCTACACAAAAGTACAACGATAATATTAAGGCCATTGAAACCGTAATTTCACTTATAAGTGAAAAACGTAAAGCCACACCAGCAGAAAAAGAAATACTTTCAAAATATGTTGGTTTTGGTGGTCTTAAAGATATACTTCTTAATCCCGACCTTGCCGAAGGATGGAAAGAATCAAATACAAAATTTAAACCTCTTGTAAAAAGAGTTATTGAACTTGCAGCAGAATTTGACAATGTAACCGGAACAACTGGGTCGCTAAACAGTATCAAAGGTTCAATTCTTAACGCTCACTTTACCTCATCTTCTGTTATTCGTTCAATTTATGACGGATTGAGTAAGTTAGGTTTTACTGGTGGTAAGATATTGGAGCCAAGCGCAGGGATTGGAAACTTTGTTACATTCATGCCGAACAAAATCAAAAGTAAATCGGATATTACCGCTGTTGAACTTGATGATTTAACCGGAAGTGTATTAAAATACCTGCATGATGATGTTTACGTAAAAGTTACAGGTATTCAGGATGCAAATATTCCTGATAATTCTCAGGACTTGGTAATATCCAATGTTCCATTCGGAAACTATAAAATCTTCGATAAAACATTTAAAGGCGAAAAAACAGAGTTTCAGAATCGTATTCACAATTATTTCTTTGCAAAAGCTGTTGACATGGCCCGTGAAGGTGGTATTATTGCTTTTGTCACATCAAAAGGGGTATTGGATGCACCTGGTAATGAAAGTTTGAGAAGATACCTTGACCAAAATACAGAGTTTTTGGGTGCTGTTCGTTTGCCTGACAAAGCATTTAAAAACAATGCCAATACTGAAGTAGTTACTGATATTATTTTCCTTCGTAAAAACACTACCGAAGTTAAAAATAATCCTGACTTTATTTCTGTTAAAAAGGTTAATGCAGTCCATAAAGACGGAGAACAGCAAGATGTTAATGTAAACCAATACTTCATTGACAATCCTCAAAATATGTTGGGGAATATTGTCGCTGGTGGACTTTACAGCCGGGAAGATTACACTGTTGAGAATAAAACCGGATATAACTTAACCGAGGCTATTAAAAATGCACTTCCTGAAGGAATTTACACAAAAGTTTCAAGTAATATTGGTTCACAGGCAAATGATTCACAAGCTAATTACGATTCAATAAAAGAGGGAAATATTGATTATATCGGAGAGCAACTTGTTAAAAAAGACGGAGTACAACTTGTAGATATTACCATTAATGAACCGGTTGAAAAAATCAAACATTATATAAAACTCAGAAATGCTTTGATGAATCTGATTTATTCAGAGTACATCGGTAAAAAGGATAATGAGCTTGATGTAATCAGAACTGAACTCAACAATATTTACGATTCATTTGTAAAAGCATACGGTAAACTTGATAAATCAGCCGTAAAAATCGCAAAACAGGATTCAGACGGTTACAATGTCCTTTCATTGCAGGTAAACGGGAAAAAAGACAATAAAGCTGATATTTTCAGGCAGAGAACCATTCAGCCAATCAATCAGAAAAATTCAGCAGAAACCATTGAAGAAGCAATAGTCATTTCATTATATGAAAATGCAAGTATTGACATTGAACGTATTGCCGAATTAATGAAATTAACCGTACCTGAAGTAATTGCACAGTCAAAAGGTAAATTATTTGAGGAACCAACAGGAGGATATGTTACCAGGGACGAATATTTGTCAGGAAACGTTAAAAAGAAACTCAAACAAGCACAACAGGCAGTTGCATCCGGACATTCTGAATTTCAGAATAATGTTGATGAATTACTCAATGTTATTCCAAAAGATATACCTGCATTAAACATTGAAGCACGATTGGGATCTCGTTGGATTCCACAGGAAGTTTATACTGATTTTGCCAAACAAATATTTAATGACAATGGTGTTAGTATAGTTTACCGTAAAACTCTTGATGATTATACACACAATGGCAGGTCAAGCACTTTTGAAGCTACAAATAAATACGGAACCAACCGTATAAATGGAATGGATGTACTTGTTCATGCGTTAATGATTAATCCACCATTAATTTATGATACAATTCGCGAATGGGGTGGTGAAAGGCGTGTTCTTAATGTTGAGGAAACAGCCAAAGCCTCTGAAAAATACGAAGAAATAAGAAAACTGTTCGAAGATTGGGTTTATAAAACAACAGAAAGGAGAACATTGTTAGCAGGTATTTACAATGAAAAGTATAATACTTCAATTTCAAGACAATATAACGGTGATCATCTGAATATTTCCGGGATAAACGGTGTAACACTAAGGAAACATCAAAAAGATGCAATATGGATGCTTTTACAGAACAATGGCGGAATTATTGACCATTTGGTAGGAGCAGGTAAAACCTATGTTATGGTAGCTGGCACAATGGAGATGAAACGCACAGGAATTGCCAAAAAACCTATGATTATTGCATTAAAATCTACTATTCCACAGATTGTTGAATCTTACCGTAGTGCTTTTCCGATGGCAAAAATACTGGCCCCGATGGAAAAGGACTTCCAAAAAGAGAACAGAAATAAACTTTTTGCTCAGATAGCCAATAATGAATGGGACTGTATTATTATTTCCCATGAGAATTATGGTAAAATTCCTCACGAAAAAGAAATCCAGGAAAAGTTTATTCAGGATGAAATGGCAGAAGTTGAGGCTGAACGTGCAGAATTGGAAGCAGCCGGAGAAAAACTCGCTTTAAAAGGTCTCGAAATTCGTTTGAAAAACCTTGAAGCGAGATTATCCAAAATATCTGAAATTGACCACGACCTTTCAACAACATTTGAACAGATGGGTGTCGATCATATCATGGTTGATGAAAGCCAGCAGTTTAAAAACCTATCCTATGTGACAAAACAAAGGGGAGTAGCCGGATTAAGCAAAGCCGAAGGGAGTAAAAGGGCATTTAATTTATTTATTGGCGCAAGATATCTTCAACAGAGATACGGAGCCGATAAAGGAATTACTTTCCTGTCAGGAACACCGATTACAAACTCAATGGTTGAAGCATATTTATTGCTTAAATATCTTCGCCCAAATAAAATGGCAGAATTAGGATTTAATTCATTTGATTCATGGGCAACAACGTTTGCAAGTCCAAGTTCTGACCATGAATTTTCTGTTACCGGTGAAATTAAAAAGAAAACCAGGTTCAGAGAATTTATAAACGTTCCTGAACTATCAATACTTTACCGTGAAATAGCTGATATCAGAACAGACGAAAATACTCCGTTGGATAAACCTAAGATGAAAGGTAACGGATATAGTTTTGTCGATATCAAAATGAATAAGGACCAGAAACGGTTCGGGAGAAGTTTGATGAAGTTTGCCAAATATAAAAGCGGCAGCTATATTGGAATGAACCTGACTGAAAAACAGGAAAAGGCATATATGCTACTTGCTACAAATTTGAGTAGCAAAATGGCTATTGACATGAGGTTAATAAATCCGAAATATTCTTATGATCCAAATGGCAAGATTGGAAAACTGGTTGATAATGTTTCCCGGATATTCAATGAAACATCTGAACAGAAAGGCACTCAGCTAATATTTTCAGACTTAGGCACTCCAAAGAATAAAACCAACAAAACAGCCATGTTAAGGGATTACATGGAAGATGAATTGGGAACCAATCTTGATACATTGAATGAAATATTTGGTGATCCAAATGAAGCAGGTTATAAATATCCATCGACAAGAGTAATCAGGCAAAGGCTGGAAGATGTTTTGGAATTGACTTACGATGATATTGAAAAGATATTTGATGATGCCGAACATTCAGAAGGTTCATTCAACATCTATGCCGAGGTAAAATACAGATTGATGGAACAAGGCATACCTGAAGAACAAATAGTATTCATCCATGATTATAATACTCAGGCAAAGAAAGAAAAACTATTCAAAGAAGTTCAGCAGGGAAATATCAGGATTGTTTTAGGTTCTACTCAAAAACTTGGTACCGGTGTAAATGTTCAGGACAGGATTGTTGCTGTTCATCATCTTGATGTTCCCTGGACACCTGCATCAATGGAACAGAGAAACGGAAGGGCATTAAGACAAGGTAACTGGCTTGCAAAACAAATGCTCAATGATGAACTTCCGGTTTATGCTTATGCCACAGAATTAACACTCGATGCTTATAAATATCAATTACTATTCACAAAGCAGAAGTTCTTAACTCAATTCAAATTGGGTGATTTAAAAGGGCAAAGGGTTATCAAAGAAAGTGACGGTGACAGCGAAAGTGGTGTAGGATATGCTGAACTTGTTGCAATGCTTTCAGGTAATCCGGATATTCTGACAAAAGCCAAACTAGAACAGGTTATTGAAGCATTGAAACGAAGTAAACGTAATTTTCTTGGAGAATATTACGAAGCACTTGAAAATATTAAATCAATTACATCTGCTATTCCTGAGATTGAAAAACGGATCGAATTAACGAAAGAAAACGTTTCTGCCATAACTGATAAAATGCAGGTCGGTGAAGATGGCAAAATGATTGTTTCTGATATTAATGGAGAAGTATTACAACCAGAAAAGGATGAAAAAGGCAAATTAATTCCTGTTACAAAGCAAGATTACGCTAAAAAGGCTATTGATATAATCAAGGATAAATTATCCGTTATGTATTCCGGGGAGTTAGAGGAAAAGAAATTATTTACCATTAATGGATTACATTTCTTTGGATATAGAGGTATTGCAAACAGTATTACTGGCAAATCAGAATATCGTATTCATATCAAAGCCACAAACAGAGAACAATATTCAGTAAATTTCAGCGAAGTTCCAGGTATATTGCTTAATAATATCGAAAAAACCATTGAAGGAATACCAGACATTCAACGTCAACAGGAAAGAACATTACAACGCAAAAAGGACAATCTTGCAAGTTACCAGCAAATAGAAAAACATGGCGATACATGGGAAAAAGAAACAGAATTGGAAAGTTCATTGGCTGAACTTAAAGTAATCAATCAAAGGTTGGATGAATCAAATAAATTTCCATTACAAAGAGCAAAGAAACTGCTTGATGACTATGTTGAAAATGGTAGTAATTTTGATGATTTTGTTGACAAAATAGAAGATTTTGGGATTGATGCACTCGATAATGAAGTTGAAAGATACCAAAACAATATAGCTGTTTATGAAAACGTTGGTGCAGGATTTACTTTGACTGAAAAAGGTATTAAGGGGAAAGAAGCAACCTATAAATATTATCAGGATGAATTTATTAAAAATCTTGATGATAAAATTGAAGAACTTACCCAAAAAGAGCAGGAAGCCGAAGCCGCCAAAGCTGAAGGTGATACTGACGGTAAAATAAGAATCGGTGATTTGTCATTCAACATTGGAAAAGATAGTTTTGTTACAATGGCTACTGCTACCGATAAACAAGGAAATGAAAAGGCAGTAGTTCGTATTAATACTCAACTAAGTAATCAGGATTATGCACGAAGGGTAAAACCTACTATTGATAATTATTTTGGAGAATGGAACAGTTCATACAAAGTAATTATATTCGATGATGTTCAAAGGGCTCAGAACTTTAAACGTACCATTGAAAGTGAGTTTAGAAATGAATATCCAACATCAGAAAGCACACAACCAGAAGAAATTGAACAGCCGGAACCGGAAGTACCAGAACAACCGGAAGTAAAACCTATTCCTGAACCAACTGAAACACCGGAAAAAGATTATACCAAAGCCGGTGTACTTATGCCTGTTGAGCCATACACGCACACAAAAACAGGTGAAAAACTGTTTAATGTTAAATTCAATGGCAGGGTAAGCAAAGACGATTATCAAAGAATATCGTTCAAAGCAAGAATGTTTAAGCCTGTAAACAGTCAGAAAGCATTTAGCCCATTTGCCGATGGATTCTTATTTTATACTCAGGAAGATGCAAATAAGTTCAAAGAATCCATTGAAAAACAATTCGGTGAGGAAGATGATGTTAAATTCAGAATCATCGGAGAAACAGGAGCAGCCAATCTTGACAAAGCAGAAGAAGCCACTACAAGATTGGATAATTTGAAAGTGGCAAGGGAAATGGAAAAATCAACCGATGAATGGTCGGTAGATTCTAAAATAAAAGATGTTGTTTACCACACTACCGATGCTGAAATTGACGAATTTAAGCCAACAAGTTACGGAAGTTATGGCGAAAATGGATTTCATTATTTTGCCTTTGATAAGAACTGGGGTAAAAAGTTTGTTCAACAGGAACCGATTAACAACAGGGAAGATTATAAAACAGAAAAATATAACTTAAATATTAAAAATCCGCTTGATTTATCTTCGGAACATTTTAAAACCGTTGATAAATGGATTAATTACCTTGAAAATTCAGGAGTAAAAGTTTCCGAAACCACAAAAGAAATCTGGAATAAAAAGAATACCAGGAAAACAGAACAATATCCATTCTGGAAACTTATTAAGCATGACAACGGAACATTCAGAAATGATTTAATTAATTCAGGTTTTGACGGAATGATTCTGAATGATGTAGCCAGAGTAAAAGGAGATAACAGAAGTGTTGTTGCAGTAAACCCAAACCAAATCAGAAAAGTTGGCAAAGTATTTACTCCCCAACAGATTAAACTTGCAACCGGATGGGAAAGAGGGGCAGACGGTAAGTGGAGGTATGAAGTGCCGGACGGAAAACTGAAAGATGGATGGGATAAAATGCACGATGATGATACGCCACAAACATTATCAGAGGTATGGGACGACACGGAACTATTTAAAGCCTATCCACAATTAAAAGATGTTTATATCGGTGCATTAAGTGACCAAGAGGAAGGAATGGACGGAAGTTATACCAAAAATGGAGTTGACGAAAAACCAACAATCTACGCAGGTGGTGACGGAGTTGAACAAATGGCCTCTATTTTAGCACATGAGATACAACACGCTATCCAAAGTATCGAAAATTTTGCGCAAGGCGGAGATACAAATGCAGGATCAATAATTCCAGCCATAGTTAATGAAAGGAAAAAATTAGGGCGTGAAATGTATGAACTTTCCAAAACAGGTAAATACTATTCAGAAGAATATGCGCAAAAAAAGAAACGTTGGGACGAATTAGTAAATCAAGAATACGAAATTGAAAATCCAAACACAAATAATGCGTTTAAATTATACAAACGTTTAGCCGGAGAAGTAGAATCACGCAATGTTCAAACCAGGATGAACTACACCCCTGAACAGCGCAGACAATCTTTATTGGAAGAAACCGAAGATGTAAGCCGGAAAGACCAGATTTTTATTTATGATTCTTTGGGTGCAAACATGGAAGAAGCAAAACCCGAAAAAATTGATATTTCAGGCAAAGCCAATCCAGACATTAAAGACAAGAAAAACACATTAAATGCACTTAACACCCTGGTTCAACAGTTTGGAGTACCAATTACAGTAATTCATTCCTCAGAACTCAGCGAAGTTGTAGGACTGGCAGCAAAACGCAAGAAAGGCACACCAGTTGCATTTTATCACAACGGAACAGCTTATATCATTTCTGACAAGATTCAATCGGTTTCAGATACCAAAGAATCTTATTTGCACGAAGCAATTTTACACAAAGGTTTGAACATACTTTTCAATGCTGGTCCGGTTACAGTCTTAGGAAATAAATACAACACCAAAAATGAGTTACTCGATGAGGTTTATTCACGCCTTGACCAAAAATTGATTGATGAAATTGCAGCAAAATACACTGGTGGCAAAACTGAAACACCAAAGCAACAACGCGAAATAGCCGAAGAAGTGCTGGCGAAACTCAATGAACTGGATAAAACACCGGGCAGACTTGAAATATTTGTTGATTCTCTTTGGAAATTCATCAAAAAGCTGGTTGGATTCTCGTCAAAACAGTTTACCCGGACTGACTTACATAAAATGTTATCTGACCACAGAAAACAGGTTCAAAAGGTGGCAAGGGGTGGAATAAGTGAATCGTCTGACAAGAAACTGAATAGTGCGCTTGATTTCTTTGCAAGGTTGAAAGATGTTGCACAAACAGAAACAGCAAACTTTAAAAAATGGTTTGGTAATTCTAAAGTAGTTGATGAAAATGGAAAACCGTTAGTAGTTTATCATGGGACAAAATCTAATTTAGAGGATGAAATTAAACCAAATTCATATAGATATAATGGGTTTTATACATCTTCACTTGCTTCTTACGCTAATCAATACGCTGAATGGGGAAATGAACCAATAGGTTCAGTAATGCCATTGTATGCTAAAATAGAAAATCCATTAATAATAAATTTACCTGAATTTAATTCTTTTGGTGGTTCAATTGCTACAAAAGATAATTGGTTAATTCCTACATACAGGGATATGTCTAAAGGACAAATTGAGTTATTAAAAAAAGATGGTTACGATGGTATAATAGTAAATGTTGATACAGACAAACTTCCTAAATCATCTAAAGAATACGGACAAGGAATTGTTAAAGGCTTTGAAGTAGTTGTTTTTGACCCAAAAAATGTTAAATCCGCAACCGGCAACAGGGGAACATTTGACGAAAACGACCCGAACATAAATTTCAGATTCCGTTCAACCAATCCTGAACTGAATAAAGTAATTGATGAACTGGATGAATACAAAAAGTCTGGAGTAATGGGAACAACCATAAAACCACCTGTTAAAAAGGTAAAAGTACCAAAAACAGAGGGTAAAGGAGTTGAAAAGACTATTGTAACTGAAAGAACTTACAAAGGTGATATTTCTGAGGCTATCAGGCGCAGACTTGAGGAAATTGGACTTACACGGGAACGGCAGAATCAAAAAGTTGCTGAACAGATAGGATTGGACATAATTGCAGAAATTGGACTTGATAACGCAGTTGAAGCGGTTAGGAATTATGAAGTGAAAGGCGCACCAGCCGCAGCAATATATCATAAATTGTTACAAAGCATTGATTCAAGGATGGATAGGGAAACTGACCCTGAACGATATGATAAATTGGCCAAAGAATATGCCGATCTTATTGAAGAAATGGGATTGACAGCTACGATTGCCGGTCAATACAACGCATTTTTCAATTACATATATCAAACATCTGACTTAGGGTTCAATGCTGAGAAGATGATTAAAGACTACAAAAAAGTCAATAATGGTGAGATTTCAGCCGAAATGGAGGATAAATTCAGAAAATTACAAGCTGAATTTGATGAGGTAATGAAAAAACTTTCAATTGCAGAAGAAAAAGCAAAACAATTGGAAGAACAGGCCGCCATTGATGCTATCAAAGCAAGTATTGAACGTCAAAACAAACGCAAAGCAAAGGCTTCAGAGAAAATAAGGGAAACAACCGATAAACTGATTGCCTTAATCGATGCAGGGAAACTTAATCGCCCCGGAGTATTCTCAGCAGCAACACCAGGTAGTTTGGCATGGGATTTAGCACTTGAAACAGTAAGAACAGCAGTAAAAGCAACAGGCCGGACCATTGAAGCTATCGCCAAAGGGTTTGAAGCAATCAAATCAACCGATTGGTACAAAAACCTTGATGCAAACAAGCAAAAACAGGCTAAAAACGCTTATTTTGACTATTTTACAGCAAAAGAAGATGATAAAGAACAGAAGGAACAGAAAGAAAAAGATGCTTATGTTTTAACTAAAAACGGTATCAGAATACCTCATTCTATCATCCGTGACCTGGTTGAGCAGGGAATTGATAATATTAATGACTTGACACAGGCTGTTTATGACATTATTGTCGAAGATTTCCCTGAAATAACAATCAGGGAAACAAGGGATGCAATTACCGGCTACGGTGATACCATGAATCAGAATCAGGAAGAAATTGAGAAAGAAATCCGAAAGATGAAATTCTTTGGTAGGGTGATTTCAGGACTTGAAGATGTTGAACAGGGACAGCGACCCAAAAAATCAGGGTTGCAACGTGATAAACCTGACCCGGAACAGCGGGCCGCAAATAAACAACTCAGGGAAGCAATGAAACTTCTTCCTGTTGATGAGGAAAGGAAATTAAATCAGCAGAAAACACAACTCGATGCAGCAAAACAACGATTGATTAATCAGATTGAAGATTTGCAACGTGAAATTGATAAAGGAGAACAGACCCCGAAAAATGTCCGGACAATGCAGGAAGATGATGAACTGCAACGATTGAAAGCACTTCGGGATGCAAAAAAGAAAGAACACGCAGAAAAATTCAATGATGAAGATTTTATCAATAAGAAACGGGTAGAACTGACCAAAAAAGCAGTAAACAGGCGTATCGCTGAACTTGAAAAACGTATCGCGGACGGTGATTTTGCACCGAAAGCAAAAAAAGAACTGATTGCTGACAATGAACTCATCCGGTTACGTGCCGAAAAACTTCGTATTCAGGAAGAATATAAAAAGGAAATGTTCAAAGCTAAGTTACGGAACCGGACACAATCTGAAAAGATTAAAGACGGTTTATGGGATGCTTGGGGAGTAACAAGGGCTTTACGTGCTACCGGTGAATTTTCATTTGTTGGAATACAGGGACTTATTAATACTATTGCACACCCGATACAGGCAAAACAGGCTTTTAAAACCTCAATGAGATTCCTTGCAAGCCAAAGAAAAGCCGATGATTGGATGAATACCTTAAAAGCTCAGGACTTTTATCCTGCATTGAAAGAATCAAAACTTGCAATTACTGAACCAAATGCTGAACTTACAGCAAGGGAAGAACTTTTCTATTCTGGTTGGACTGATATGATTTGGAATAACTTAGGTAAGATATTAGGCAAAAAGTCTGATTCATGGATGGACGTAAATCCATTGAGGGCAATTGAACGTGCAGCAGTAGGATATTTGGACACTCAAAGGGTATTAAGATACTTGGATGGTGTTGAAATGCTTAAAGCAAAAGGATTAGAGTTTAATCAGGCAAATAAACAGGCTTATGTTGAAATGGCTGACGTTATCAACACATTTACCGGCAGAGGTTCAATCGGAAGGTTAAACCCAGATGTTTTGACTAAAATATTCTTTTCGCCCCGAAATTGGTCCTCTGTAATCAAAACAGCCACACCATACGCATTTTATCACTTCGGAAAGAAAAGAGCAGGGGCCGAAGCATGGAAACCATCTGTTGCTCAGAAAATGGCTTTAGCAGACTTCTCGAAGTTTGTCGGATTAACTGCAAGTATTGTTGCTTTGGCTGCATTGGCTTTGAACGGTGATGATGATGATGAAACAAAGGTTGAACTTGACCCACGTAGTACAGATTTTGGAAAAATAAAGATTGGAAGCACTCGTATTGACCCTTGGGGCGGCAGGATCCAACAGATTGTTTTGATTTCACGTTTGATGAACGGTAATGTGAAAAACTCTTACGGTGAAGTTATACCAATCGGAACGCCTTATAAATCGCCAACAGGTGCAGAACTATTGTTTCAAATGGCTACAAACAAGCTGGCGCCATCAGCTTCAATACTTTATAAACATCTTTCTGCTAAAGTTGACAGTCATGGCAATAAAGTTGACACATTTGGAGAACCGTATTCATTGACAGGAACATTGACTGAAAATCTTTATCCTATCTATTGGGAAACATTATCAGAACTTGCAAAAGATGACATAACAGTACTTGACGGAGTTCTCGCTGCATATTCTTTCTTTGGTGGTGGCGTAAATGTTTACGACCAAACACCTGAAAAATTGACTGAAAGGAAACTCAAAGAACAAACTGTTATCAAAGCGCAATTTGCGGAAGATTTGAAATCCGGGTACAAACTGACAAAAGAGGATGAGGCAGCATATAATAAAGCTCTGATTGCATCCAGATTAAAACAACAGTATGTCATTCTTGAATCAAGGGCTACACGCAGGGAAAAGGAAGGAAATGAGATAGCAGCAGAAAATCTCAGAAAGCTGGTTGAAGATTCAAAACTAAAATTGAGTGAAACCGAATATGATTACAATTCAATTCTGAAGGAAGTAAACAGGTTATCAAATGTAATTAAGCCTGAATAGTCATGGCATTCGATAAAAAGGAACTTGACCGTATTGCAGCAGAAAAAGGAAAACAGTGTATTGAATCGTTTTACTTTTTCTTTAAAACGTTCTGGCCGGAAATGTCGGGAAGTAAATTTATTGATGCTCCACATATAAAATACCTGTGCGATAAATTACAGTACCATGCAACCAAAATAATCAATCAGGAGTTCTGTAATGATACGGTTATTATAAATGTGCCGCCAAACTCATCAAAATCAACAATTGTAACTATTGCTTTGGGAACATGGGTTTGGCTTCAAGCCCCAAACATTGCCACTACAAACGTTTCATATTCTGCCAGGTTATCCGAACGACATGCAAAGAAAGCAAGGTCAATAACCGACAGCGAGAAATGGCATATCCTTTTTGATAAATATTTTCTATTCAAGTTCGGGAAGAAGTTTGAGATTACCGTTCAGAATCAGAATGAAATGGTAAACAACTTCAAAGGTGAAAGATTTAACTCATCCGTTGGAGCAGCAATTACAGGGATGCACGCTGATATTATTGCAAAGGACGATATGCAAAACCCACAGGAAGCTAAATCTGATTCAATGAGAGAAAATGCTAACGAATGGGATGAAGAAACACTATCTTCCAGACACAGGAATCCAATGTGCTGGCTGGATATTATCATTGCTCAAAGGTTGCATGAAGATGATTTGACAGGTCATACCCTGAATAAAAACATTACAATTTATCAGTATCAATTACCATCTGAAATAACAAATGCTTCAAAGGTAATTCCTGAAGATGCACTTTCGTTATACACCGATGGGATATTGGACCCGAACAGAAGGCCAAGAGAGGTTTTAGATACAGAAAAAGAGAGAATGGGTTCAGCAGCTTATACCTGCCAATTTCTACAAGCACCATTTAATTTGGAAGAACAGGCCATCAAACCATCAATGTTCGAGATTATTAATGAACGTGATGATATTACCTTTGATTTATGGATTGACGGAGCCTATACAAAAGATACAATCAACGACCCGACCGGAATAATGGTTGCAGGATTTAAAAACAATACACTTTTTATCAAATCTGTTTATAATGTTTGGAAAACGTTACCTGAATTGCTGAAATTCATTATTGAACTCGGTGACAACAGAGTTTTTGACCCTGATAACGGGAGGATCTTCATTGAACCGAAGGCATCCGGTTATTCATTGGCACAATACATAGAATCTGATACAAAGTACAATTTTGTGCTGATTGGACAAAATACGTCAAAAGATGAAAAGAACATCGTACAACAAGGTAAGTTTGCAAGGCATGGAATTACTCAACCAAAGGCAGAAAGTGGAAGGATTAAGTTATTTAGGGGCAATTGGAATGATGATTACCTTACACAGATTTGCGGATTTCCAAAAGCAGCGCATGACGAACAGGTTGACAACACCGGCTATGCTGTTAACCATTACTTTATGAACCAAAACACATTCATCGAACAATACGCTTTAAACCGATTGGAAAAGGTTGTCCCTGATTCTGTTCCTGTAAATATTACGTCACAGATTGATAAATTCCAAATCTCAGCAGACTACACAGAGAACGCCAAAGGTGATACTCAAATGTTCGATTACCCGAATAAACTCATAAAATACAGGTATGTTGTTTCACTTGTATTGACTTCAGACGGTGAAAGGGCAGGGAAAACAGTTGCAATCGTTCTGGACCGACAAAATAACTCTGTCCCTGCAATGTTCTTATCGGAAACTATTGACCCTAAAAAGGCAGGATATAAGGCTCTGGAGCTTGCTGCAATCTATGACAATGCTAAACTTATTATCGGGGTGAAACGTGAAACAGATACAGCCAAGAATGAGGAAAATGATTTGAGCCATATTGCTATCAATGAAATCCGTAAAACTCGATATGATAACATCTTTTCCCGGTTAATTCAAAACAGCATTAAAAAGACAAGGGAGAAGGAATATGGCTTTGAAATCAATCGAAGCACCACAAGAGAGGTATTTTATCACCTGAAAGATTCGGTTGAATCAAACAAAGTTCCATTTGTACCGATGGAAGTGTTCAGCGAAATGAAAATACTCGAAAGGAAAAAGGAAACAGGTGAAATCGCAGCCCATGAAGGTTATGAAGCTAATGCTGTTTTGGCTTATGCTGTTGCGCTGAAAGTTAGTGATGAAATGTATGATCGCCCCAGAGTTAAACGTTCTGAAATGTGGTAAACTAATAGTATTTTGATTTAATTTTTGTTTTTGTCTCAAATATTACCGACATAAGACAAACTATTAATCAACCTTGCGTTAATATTCCATTAGTTTACTTGAAGTCAGGGCACGTATTAATCTTCATAAACTCAAATTCTTTCCTCATTTTACAGCTAATTCCTTTCAAACACAAAGAACAGCGTTTAAGTTTCTTGCGTTTCTTGCTCATTTGAATTATTTTCAATAGTTTCATTTAGTGTCGGTAAATATGGATGAAAATCCACCAGCATAACAATAAATGATGCTGGAATAACGGCCAATGTAGTTTCATATCCAATATTGCCGCCTTCTATAAACCCTAAAATCTGTGTTCCTCCTACATTATTCATGGAAATATAAGTACATGGGATTTCCTGAATAACTTTCTCAGAATCTCTTACGACTGCTATATATTGGTTTTCTCTCATTTTATTGAGTTTAATATATCAGCGATATGCGACAAATCTTCCTGGTCAAACTTATGGTTATGGTTTTCAATGTACTGCCCGAATTTGCGCATATACTTGTCGATAGTGGCTAACTTATCCACTATTTTAACCTTTTTCAATACTCCAATCTGTCCTCTTTCTTCACCTTTGCCGCCCCAAATTTCTTCTACCTGAAAATCCTGAATACAGGCTGCTTGTGCATCTGTTAATTCGTGAATCTGTTTCATCGTACCATCTTCATTAAAGATTGATTTCAGATTGAAATTAAGCAGTTCAGCGAGTTTTTCAAGTACATAAACTATCGTAACTTCCGTTTTATCAGATGCTTTCTTTTGTAACTCGGTAATCCTTGCCGAAACCTTTACATTTGCAGATAATACAGATGCTTTTTCCCAAACTCCCTTTTCCTTCCATTTTTGGGATTTAGGATACGCAATTTTGTATGCCTCTGTTTGTGTTTTCCCAGAAGCAACTTGTTGACAGTATAACTCTTGTTGCGAAGTGAGTTGTGTTTTCATTTCTTTTCTTTAAAGTCGTTACAATATCTGAACCAGCCATAATTATCATCCATAGGAGATTTAGGATATCTGAAATTCAATCTCATTCCTGCTGTGCATTTTGCTTTTTCAATATCTGAAATAAGATTATCCGGCTCCTTTGGCATTGGAGGAACGAATTTTGAACATTCTTCGCAATTGTGTCTTTTAGCATTCATATTTTAATTTATGTTTCAGACTGTTCATACCCATAATCCTTCAATTCCTTTTCGTTCTCTGCTTTTGTTGGCTTTGTTGTCAGTAATGTCATTATAATTGCTGCAACAAAAAGTAAAGCAACACAACAAAGTGATATGATTAATATTTTTTCCATGTCAATTTACTCCTAAGTTTGATTTTATTGCCAATATTCCCCCGAAAAACTCTTTTTCGTGATCAGGGGTTTGAGATAAATAACTGCCAATTGTGGCGAATATAAATCGGCGAAATTCTTCGTTATGTGCAATGTGGTGCTGGATTGTGTTTGCAAGCAATCTGGCATCACCGTGAATTGAAAATGTTGCGTTCTGGTGTTCGTTGTCACCGTGAATATAGATTGTTGCATCAGTTGTGCTTCCGGTTGGAGAAAGTATTCCCATTAACTCATTTATCCGGGCATTGATGTTTTGTTTTTCTGCTTTTGTCATTTGAATATCCTCCAGAAACTTTTATTTTCAGGTTTTTTCGCAAAGTTTCTCTGAAAAGTAGATATATAATAATACCAATCATCTTTTTCATCAAGATTGTCTATTCCATAGCCGATTCTCAATCCTTTGTTTAATCCTTCAATAAATCGAGACCCATTTTTAAATGAATTAACAAATATATCGCAAAACTGTTTTTCTTTCAATTCTTTGTTTTCTGATTTTAGTTTCTCAATCTCTTTGTCTTTTTCGGATTGAAGTACTAATATTTTTCCTGATTCAGATTGGTTACAATTTTTAAACTGAGTACCACTTTCAAAAATGTACGATTTCAGTTTTTTGATTTCCATTTCTTTCAAAGCCAATTCTCCTTTCAGTGTTTTTATTGTTTCTTCCTGATTGGAAAGACGGGTGTTAAGTTCTTCAATTTTAGTGTATGGGCATTTTACCTTGCCTTCGTAGTATTTATTAAGGCGTTTATTATTAAGTTTTTCTAACTCTAATTCTTCTTCCAGTTTTTCTATTGTATCTCTCTGAGTATTATTACAGTAGCTTATAAATTCGATTCCATTCCTTAAGTCAGAAATCTCTTTGTCCTTTCTGTCCGCATCAATTTTATTATCCTCGGTTACTATCAATAGTCCATCTCTTGTATGGGTAAGAATCCTATTCATTGCTGCTAATTCCTCAATGTCATTTTTTAATTGAGCGATAATTTCTTTCTTTTTCATTTTCTGATTATATAGTTGATTATTAACCTGCTTTCCCTCGTACAATATGAAAACTTTTCTGCAAACAATATTACCTTTTCTTCGTGATGTACGTTGTTTACGTTAAGTTGATTTATAAAGTTCGACATTTCTTCATTGATTATTGAATTGTAATGCTTTCTTACAATATTACCTGCCTGTTTGCAACTCAGAAAACAGGTTTTACCTGCATCCTGATACATTGAATTAGTGTCAAGGTCTTTACCGGAACGTAATTGCTTGTGAAACTCCCGGATAACCTTTCTTTCTTTCTTCAATGTGGTTTTACGCTTCATTTAAGAGGTATTTCGTTAAAAGGGCAATTCTTCAAATGTCACTTTTGTTTTTGACAGAACTTCTTCTGCTTCCTCAATCTGGGCAAGAGTATGATTTCTTTTATCTTCCATAACTCTTTGGGCCTGTTCAACTTTGTAGTCAGATAACTTTTCGATTGCTACCCGGTTATCAACAAATTTTTTTGCAGCTTCAAAAACATCGGAAGCCTTTTCTCCATCCTCAACTTCTAATTCAATTTCAATCTTGCAATTTTCATAATTTCCTTTTGAAATCAATCTGCTGTAAATAACTTTTTTTGCTTTCATAATTTTATTTCTATTTCGTTCAATTCAATCATTTCATTTGCATAGTCATTGGCTTCTTTTTCATACGCTTTATTGATTTTTAAAAGCCAAAGGGCGGTGGCTGAATAAACTACCAGCCAAACCGCCCAATGAATAATAATCAACAATGGTAACAAAGAAAATAAAAACCTGTGAATTAAAACATTGCGTTTGTGTTTGTTTCGCAAATGGTAGAACTCATGGTAAAATGTCCATAATAACGCTTTTGGCTTTCTGAATAGATTCTCATTCAGGTATATAGTTGTAAACCAGGCAAAGCCGTAATGTTTGGTATTTTTCTGAAATGTGCGGATTGTAACCTTGTACTTTGTACGGAGAAGTGCGACAATTTTATTGTCGTTATTGTGGATCATACCGATTCTCATTATGTCGGACCATACCTGAGAATAAAAGTAATATCCCAGATGTATAAGGCAAAGTGATATGACAAATTTTAGTTCTGACATTTTAATTTGTACTTTCTTTTATAATTGAATCAATATTATCAATTAATTTATCATTTTTATACTTGAATGTATCAGCCTCATGTAATTTTTCATTCATCCCTTCCAAACCGATTTTCATTCTCCTGTTGTAATCATCCTGATAGGCTTTTTTCTTGCACCTGTTAATTTCCCTGCCCATATCAAATTTAGCAATATTATCATCGGTTAATTCAAGTATCTCCCGAAGTTCATCATCGAGAACATGAATGTTTTTGTGCGCCCATATTAAAGCATTGATTAAAATAGCAAAGTTAATTCCATCCTTAACCTGTTGAGGAAGTATTCTTATTTTGTATTTGTACTGCCTTTTTTCCTCTTTCGTCAGTTCAATTCCATCCTGCACCTTCTGGCTTAACTTTAACCAGGTTTCATTTCGGATTGATTTTCTGCGAAGATATACCCATTGGACCAGCTTATCCCTGTGTAACTGTCCGAAATGAGTAGTATCAATTAAATGCAGCATTAATCGGCCCTGTTGAGTGTCTTTGATGAACAACCAAAACATCTTATAGTTTTTGACTGTCATAATTCCAACGAACCAGAGCAGTAATAATACAATCGGAAGCGGTGTGTACCATAGTGAAAGTTTTATATCCGTGAAATACCGGAGTATTACACTGGCTAAAGCGTAAACAAACATTGCTATTCCTGCTACCACAAAATAAAGATACAGGAACCGGGCTTTAGTTATTGCCCTGTTTTTGATTTGATGTTTCATTGTTTATGATTTAAATGCCCAATCCACGACATATTTAGAAATAGCTTTCAGCCGTACACCGATTGCCCATTTACTGATTATCGGTTTAATTTCATCCTTTTTAATGAAGTCCTGCTTCTGACAAACAGCATATACCTGTAATTGCCATGTTCTACCTGAATTATCGGTGAGTGAACCTGCCGGAAGTTTGTAACCCCTGAAATCATCTGTTACCTGTCCAGTGTTGCGAATATAAGTGCTGATTGCTTTTATAGCAGGGTTTAATTTTCTTTCCGTTTCTCTTGCATAAAGCCGGGTGACGGAATTTGGTTTGATTACCTTTGTTGCCATTATTTCAATTTGTAGTGTAGAACACAAATATAAAATAATCATGAATAATCTGTATCAGACAATTAGAAATAATTATTAACATCTGTTTAACAACATGAACAACATATTGCTTATATGAATATATTTGAACATACTTTTTCCCCTGATGGGGGTTTCATAAGTTTTGGTTTAATTAGGTTGATTAAGATTTGAAAGGGATTGCACAGGCAGTCCCTTTTTTTGCATAAAAAAACCGGAGTTGTTAGTTCCGGTTTCTGATTAATGAAGTGATTGATTTACGATTATATTTGCCGCCAATGGGTGATAGGATGAAAAACAGATGTTCCTTTGATATTCCACGTTTTACCGTTATGATTATACTCAGCGATATAAACAGAATTTGTGTTTTTAGCCAATACTGTTTTTGACCATCCGTATTTTTCGGAAAATTCATTTGATTCATCTATTAGGGGAAGTTCTTCGTCAACAGAAATCCACCTCTGAACAGATTGGATTGCATCCTGCTGAATCCTTTCGAAAATATCTCCGGTTGGTTCCATTAGATCACCTCCCAACCATTCTTGATACCACTCTTCTGCTGTTTTCATAATTCTATGTAAACATTATAAACATTTCCTGACTTGCTTGTTTTCCGGTAGAACAATTTACCGTTTACTGATTTGAGTACAGGGTATTTTACCCCTTTTGAATCGGTGAAAAACTTGCCGGTTTCAATTGCTTTGCTTCCGGTTGCCTTTTTATTGACTGTTGCTGCGGTGTAATTACCGTTTTTGGTCTGAATAACCTTTGTTTGTGCAGATACGCTAAATGTGATAGCGATTAAAATAGCTGCAATAAGTGATAACTTTTTCATTTTTTGATAATTTTTAAGATTTGTGACTTGATTTGTTTTGCTTCACTTTCTTTCACCCTAAAGCTGAGTGTTACTGTTTTTTCCTTTCGGGGACGGCCTGATCCTGGTCGTAAGCCACCCCATGTTGATTTAGTTTCCATAATTTTAAAATAAGGTTTCTTTGAATAACTTATCTGGGTTTCCCCATTGATTAGCCATTGCAGCCGCAATTCCGGCAAATGTTTTTGACCTTAATTTTGCTCTATGTGCCTGTCCCTGACTTTTGTCGGCATAAGCATACCACAATGGAAGTCTTTTACCGGATTTCGTTGTATGATATTCCGGTTCAACGATGCAAGTAGGTTTTAATTTTGGCAATCCTTTCAACCATAAACAGGTTTTTTTTGGTTCTTTGTGTCCAAACTGCCACGGATTAATAATCTGGTCTGGCTTGCGATAAACAGAACTCATTATTCCAACCGGATTTTCGATTGCAACATAACGGTTTTTAAGATGTGTGAAAAAATCAAAAAACATTATAGCCTTTTCTCTTGCTTCCTGACGTTCTTTTCCGACAAGCGCACCGGATTTTCTTTTTGGTTGTTCTTTTAACCATTTGTTACCTGTGATCGTCAAATAAGTACAGTCTGGGAAAGCTATCACCATATCCCATTCACAGGTAAATGGTGAAATAATATCATGCCTTAAAACATTCATAACATCGTCCTGTATATGCCATTCAGGGTGTCCACCACTACAAGGCAATAAATCGCAACTAAATGCTTCGTGTCCTAATTTTCTGAACTCAATGCAGACAGCCTGACTTTCTTCACACGCTATTAATACTTTCATTGCTTAGTATTTATTTTCAATTTCAGCCATATATTCTTCTACATACCTTTTACCTGTTTCCGAGTGAAGGAATAAGTAAACCTCATAAGCATCTTTTGCAGCCTTTTTGAATTGTGGTTTTGTCAACCAGTCAAGAGTAGAATGAAGAACGTCATTCCTCATTATGTCCTCAACTTCTGCTACTTCTGATTCTTTGCAGCCTGTTGATTCAATTATTTGCTTTGCGTAGTAAGATAATTTAGTCATTTGATTTGTCTTTTTTTCTCCGGCTTCATTGCCTTTGACCTGACAAATATAAATCAATAATTTGGTTATTGCAAACATTATTCATGTTTTTTAAAAATAATTCAATATTAATTAACTAACTTATAAAATATTATTACATTTGTCAAACAAAGTTAGTTAACATCATGGAAAAAACAATTTTACCGACTTTAAAAGAAATGCAAGTAAATGATACAGAAGTATTTCCTATTGAAAGGCTCAATGTATTAAAAACAACTGCATCTCAATTAGGCGCACAAATGAACCGGAAGTATTCAACTTCATTGATTAGAAGTAAGTCTATAATTCTTATCACCAGAACTGCTTAGTATGAAAACAAGTGTAGAGATGATTAGGAAGATGGGGCGTTTTGATGTTGTTCAAAGAACATCGGACGGTATGTTTAATGCGTCTGAATTGCTAAAACAATACAATAAGACCAATAAAACCGATAAGAAGTTAATTAACTTCATCGGATTGGCTCAGACAAAAGAATTTATTGATGAACTGCAATCTGAACTAAATACCCAAAGTGATATTTCTTACGATGGTAGTATTGAGGTACTTACAGAAATCAAAGGACGTAACACAAAGTCAGGAAGAACATCAGATGTTGTTTGGATGAACCCTTATTTATTTATCAAGTTTTCAATGTGGTTAAGTCCGAGATTTGAATTACAGGTTATCAAATTTGTTGCCGACCAGTTAATTCAGTTCAGACACGAGGCAGGGGATAATTACAACGGACTTACTTCTGCTGTTCAAAGATTCAAAGACATTAATTATCCTCAGTTAGCAAAGGGTTTAAATTGGATAGTTTTTAATATCCATGAAACTGGGATCAGAAACAAGGCATCTCAGGAACAATTGAAAGAATTGGTTGAAGTACAGAAGAAACTTGCATTTGCTTGCGACATGGGTTATATCAAGACTTTTGATGAATTGATAAATGAAATGAGAAGATTGTATCACATGAAATATAATTAAGCCATGAATCAACAGCAGGTAGAATTTAGAGCAACAGGTTATTTCACTGAGTTTATTGTGGATGGTTGCATTGCCTACAAGATTCACAATAACAAGATTGAAAAATACAAGAAATGCAAAAGCCACGAAGAAGCAGAAGAAATCAGAACACAATTAGTAAATGAATTTTGGGGATTCAAGTTGAATTGAATTTGTGAACGGTTTGGTTAGCGGCATAAGGTTGTTTGGTGTTCGATTCACCCTGCCGCACGAAGATTAACAGATTGAGCAATACAAAAAACCGGATTAGTCCGGCAATAAGGAAAGGCAGTTCTGTTTGAGTAAATGAGAAGGACCCATTTATTCAATGTGGTGCGGATTAATTTCTGCCGTCAAGCCACTTAATCAAACCAATGATTTTAATAAATCAAAATAGGCATGATACGGGGTAGCCTGTTTCATGCCACGAAATCCTATGAAGTTATTTGAAACTGTTTGGACAGGGGTTCGACTCCCCTCACCTCCTCGCAATCGCCAATTGTCGCTAACCGGCTGCGTTAACGCCGGAATTTTGGGGGTGTTTGGTTTTGACAGGCAGATGTAGGGTAATGGAGGAAATCAGCCATAACAGGCAAAACAATTTCACTTTTCAATGAGCCGGTAAGACTGGCTGCATAGAACGTACTCCCCACGAAACGGGGAATTTGCCGGATTAGCTCAGTTGGTTAGAGTAGGTTTAGTGTCGGAGTGTTATCCCGAAGTGCTAAACGGTCATCGGTTCAAGTCCGATATCCGGCTCACCTTATTTTTTTTCAAAAAGTCCTGTCACGGATTGCAGATTAATTAGTCCGGCGTTCAATTGTAAAACTTCACTATTCTATCAGGGGCGGTATCAAAAGCGAGTTATGGGGAATTTATTTCAGCCGCCCCTTTCTTTTAAAAACTAATCTTAAAATTTAAATATCATGGACATTATTTTAAAAGTGCTGATTTCGATTATCGTATTAGTCGTTATTGGCGGCATAGCGGTAATTTTCTTAGTTGTAACAGTTAAGGACGATTCTTACAAGAATTTGCCTGAAACCTGGACTGACGATGAAGATAACGAGTACCTGCTATGACAAAGACTGAATTAAACGGCAAACCTGCTGTTAAGATAAACTGCAAAAGAGTTGTCTGGGGAAATACATCAAAAGCTATCCTGTTTAAAATAGGTGAGCATGAAAAATGGGTTCCTCTTTCTGTTTCACGATTCGACAAATCAGAAAACTATAATGGTGTCGGGGATATACCGGGTACATTGGTAGTAGAAGAATGGTTTTACAATAAATTTCTTAAAAATCTTTAATAATTTAAAAAATGGTAAATTTTACATTTAATGCAAGTATCGCAACGATAAGCGCAAATAATTACCGCTCAGTTTCGGTTTACGCTGAAAATGTGGAAGTGGACGAACTGATTGACGATATCGGAATGGAAGAAGTGCTGAGAGTAATCGACAAAGAAAAAATCATGGATTTCATTGGCAAAGATGAATTTATGGAACACTTCGGGGTAGTTGAATCAAACGAATAATCTTTAATCAATAATTTATGGAACAACAAATTCAACTGGTACAAAAACCAGTTATTCAGCACAAACTTGCTGAAATCGGACAATCGGTAACATTGAGGTTGGAAGAATTAAATCTTACCAATCTTGTAGCAACCGATGATACTATTAAGAGTATGAAAAAACTCAGGGCAGACCTAAATACTGAGTTTGATGATTACGAGAAACAGCGCAAAGCCTTGAAAGAGGCAGTTGCTAATCCTTATCAGGAATTTGAGGTAGTTTATAAACTTGAAATTACCGACAAGTACAAAGCAGCCGGAGACATTCTGAAAGACAAAATCGGGGCGTTTGAAAACAAACTGAAAACCGACAGGGCCGAAAGTCTTAAACTTTACTTTGACGAACTTTGCGCAAATGCAAAGATTGACTTCCTCCAGTGGAAACACACCGGAATTGAAGTACAATTATCAATTACTGATAAGAAGTACAAAGAACAGTTGACGGAATTTGTCAATCGGGTACAGGATGATATTTTGCTCATTAACGGCATGGAATATCCGGCTGAAACAATGATTGAGTACAAATCAAACGGACTGAACGCAAGTAAGGCAATCCAGGTTATCAGGGACAGGAAAAAAGCCGAAAAACAGGAACGTGACCGGATTAAGGCAATTGAAACAAGCCGTAGAACTAAAATACTTCACGGATTAAATTTCACTTTCAGCGATATGACAAAATCATATCATTGGATTCACGATAACGAAGTGTTTATTACTCTTTCTGATGTTGAAAACCTTTCAAAAGAAGATTTTCACAAATGGATCTCCGGCGTTGAATTGCTGATTTTGGAAGCATCGAGTAAAGCAAATCAGGCAGAGCAAAAACCTGTTGAAGTTAAAAAGGCAGAACCACTTGAAGCACCTGTTGAAAAAACATTGCTACCTCCTCCTCCGGTTACTGTAAAAGTTGTAACAGCATCCTTTACTGTTACCGGAACATTCGCCCAACTTAAAGCATTGGGACAATACATGAAGGAAAATGGGATTGAATACAAAAACATTTGATATGAGCCATCTTGAATTAGAGTACAAAAGAGATACCGGAACAGAACCGTTGCTATCAATGCAAGCTCACATTACGGACAAAAATAACGTGAAGGTAACAAAATACAACAAGCCTTTAAGGAGAATGATTAAATACGGAACACTAATAATTGCATCTCCAGAATATGTAAAATGGCTTGAAGAAAAATTAACTGAAAAATTAAAATAATTATGTCACAAACAAACATTCCACAAGGAAACGCACCGGCAGTACAACAGCCGAAATCAGTAGCAAACTTTTTAAACAGCCCTAACACAGCAAAGTTTCTTGAAGCAACACTGGCAGAAAAAAGAGCTGAATTTGTATCGAACCTTATTGCAATGGCTGATTCAGATGCTAATATTGCAGCCTGTGAACCGGCAGCATTGATGAAATGCGCTTTGAACGCAACAGCATTAAATTTGCCGCTAAACAAAAATCTTGGTTATGCTTACATTATTCCTTACAACATCAATGTAAATGGAGTAAAAGTAATGACCCCGAATTTCCAAATCGGCTACAAGGGATTAATACAGCTTGCAATACGCACTGGAGCATACAAGTATATCAATGCAACCGAAATCAGGGAAGGCGAAATAAAGCGCAATAAAATCACCGGAGAAATCACTTTTATCAATGATAATCCATCTGGCAAAATAGTTGGCTACATGGCATATCTCGAATTACTTTCCGGGTTTACAGCTTCGCTTTACATGACAGAGGATGAAATTGAAAGCCATGCACTCAGATTTTCAAAAATGTATGCAGCAGATAAGCAGTACAAGACCATTAAAAGCAAGTGGAGCGATAGGGACGCAAGACCGAAAATGGCACTTAAAACGGTTTTAAAAGGACTTTTGGGAACATACGGTCTTATGACTACTGAATTTGAAAAGGCCTTGAGTATTGACAACGAAGAATCCGAACCTGAATCAACGGGGGGAAGGTACACAGAGGCAGAAGTTATCAACCAACCTGAACCTGTTCAGCAATCTGAAGAACCTGAAAAAATACAAATCTGATGGAACAAGAAGTTTGGAAAATTGGCAAAAATAGCAGTTGTGTAGTTTCTAATGTTGCGCCTAAAAGATACTCATACACAACTCATGATTATGAAACAGAAAAAGAATATTACGGAGGTTATATTATTGCTGAAAGTATTCCCTATGAGAAAATGGCGAAGGTAATTGCGGCTGCACCTGAAATGTTAGAAGCATTGGTAAAAATAAGAGAGTGGCTTGATGATGATACTTCGCTACCAAGCGATGAAACTATGGCACTTGTTAGAGAAGCAATCAAAAAAGCAACTGAGTAATGTATCAGATTCTTTCTACCGGAAGTAAAGGAAATGCCATAATCTATTTTGGAGAAATCCTGTTGGATTGTGGCGTTTCTTTCTCCTTGATAAAACCACACTTAGCAGGTCTGAAAATAGTCTTATTAACTCATGTTCATAAAGACCATATCAACCTGTCAACACTGAAAAAAATTCAGTTTGAACGCCCATCGATCAGAATAGGGGCAGGTGAACACATGAAAGAACTTTTAACAGGGTTTAAAAATGTGGATTACTACAAACCGCTTTCTGAGTATCTCTATAACGAGTTTACTGTTTCCCCGGTTGTGCTTTATCACGATGTTACAAATTTCGGGTATCGCTTAAAAAAAGACGGAGTAAAGATTTTTCATGCAACAGATACGAGCCATTTAAACGGCATTGAAGCCAAAGGATATGACTTTTATTGCATTGAAGCAAACTACAATGAAGATACCGTTTTTGATGTTATCCGTGAAAAGCAATCAAGAGGCGAATTTGCCCATCAAAGAGGCGCAATTAACAGCCATTTAAGCGAACAGAAAGCAATGGATTTCTTTTACCGAAACAAAGGTGAAAACTCACAGCTTGTAAGGCTGCATATATCAGAATCTTTAATTTAAAAAAGAATGAAAAAATTAATCAGCATTTTACTTATTGTTTTCCTTGCAGTTTCATGTCAGGAAGCCAAAAACAAAAAAGAGTATAAGTTTTATCTTGTAACTAAATCAGGAAATTTTAGCACTTACATTAATTGTGATAGTGTTACAATGGTTTCCCATACCGAAGCCTTTATTTGGGTTGATGGCACAAAATCAAAGATTGTTGCTGATAGGATAAACATTGGAACTAATACTTATTTCAGATGAAGAAACAAATACGCTACCGGCTTTCAGTAAGCCGACAATTCCCGAAAACTCATAAAAGAGCAGGTTCTCCGACAGGATTTGTGGAAAAGATAAAGTCAGCATTAAGAGACCCGGCTTTCGATGAAGATTTTGACCAAAAACGTCACACTATCAGGGCAAACTATGAGCTTTGGCAAAAACGGTTTGAAAAGATTGAAAATGGCGAAGCAGTTTTGGAATTGTACTATTGGTCAGGAAAACCATACAACTCAAAGTGTGAAACATTTGCTGTTTTGACAAAAGATGATAGGATTGGAGTTCAAAAGTTACAATTTTCAGCGTTAGGTTGGTTTATTGATGATTATGATTCTGATTTCACAAGGATAGATTATGCCAAAAATGACGGTCTTCCGCTTGAAGATTTTAAAGAATGGTTTAAAAAATATAACCTTTCTGAACCGATGGCAATTATTCACTTTACTAATTTCAGGTATTGATTATGAGTACCAATCAAGATGCAATCAGTTACCGTGACAAAATAGAACGGGAGATAGCCGAAATTGAAAAACTTGTGGGTAAAATTGAGCAATATTCAATTAATAAGGCACAATCAAAATCGGCGCACGAAAGAGCCATAGCAATATATATTCTGAAATTAAAATCAGGAATTATTCGTCAATGGGAATATGAACCAGGTAAATCAATTCCAACCGAAGGACTTGCAGCCACCGACAGAATACCAATTGCCAAAGGTATGGCATGGCAGGAATCTTACGAGTTCGAAGAATCGGAAGCACTATATAAAGGCTTAATTGTTCAAATTGAAGCAAGGAGAGCAATTTTAAATGGGTATCAATCAATTAATAAAGTATTACAATGACACCAGAAATATCAACA